TCAAATATTGTCTATCACTGCAACCATTTCCAAATCAAAGAAAAGGATACGTGTACCATCATTGCATATACCGTATTGAGAGTTGTGCCGTTCGTCAGTCCATCCGTTTTCGGCGATTACTAAATCAACCACTTTATTGATTATATCTAAAGGGATAATATTTATCTCCCGGTTGATAAAGTCTTTGAGTTCTTCTAAAGTTTCCATACTTTTTAGTTCTCTATAAAATCAATCCTACAATTAAGTGCTTGCCCTATCCTTGCAAGGATATCTATGCCGGTACTGTACTTGCCCAACTCTATCCTAGCAATATGACCTGAGTCTATCCCGGACAATTCAGCCAACCTTACCTGAGACAGCCCTTTCTTCTTTCTAAGCTCAGCTATACGCTTGCCAATACGTTCACGGTCATTCATGATAATCTATGTCGTCCAGATTAACAGGGTAAATATCATAAGTTACCACCTGCTCAATTTGTCCGGAAGCATTCCGCCTGTTGAGAGTTTGAGCGATTAACTGACAACCATAAGAGTCACACAAGCTAATCAACTTAACAGACGGTTTGTCAAAGACTTGTATCAATTTGAATCTCTTATCCTTATTGATACGGTAAGAAAACATAGAGGTCATTTCCGCATTAATACCTAATTCCTTTATTTTACTGTATAATTCCGTAGTCTTCATAGTCTTATGCTTTATAACATTAAAAATTACTTGTTTATTAATTCTAAAATACACACCTTTGCACTGGATATCAGAAATGATATTAGTCGCCTTCGGGCGTGGATTGAAACGACATTATAAATGTCATTGTGATTTAAACCACATTTAATATTAGGGCATCGAAGAAATTCGTTGCCCTTTCTTATAATACAGAAAAATTTACTTTTCCCAAATTGGTTTGTGAAAGCTAAACTTATCATTATCTCTATTGTAATGGACATAGCTGCTCTTTATCACATTAGAATCTTTCTCTATGGAATATAGAGCATCTCCGTAAGAATCATTTTTTTGAGCCATTTCTTTAGCTTCTTCCACTGCTATTTTTCTGGCTTCTTGTAGAGTGTTGGCCTTTAAATTTTTGTTTTCGCTTAACCCTTCTATATATATTGTATATCTCATAATCTTATGCCGCTTATCCGTTGCCGCCGGTTCTATTGTTTTTTTGTATGACAAAGTTATCTTTTATAAATGAGTAATTCGTTTTATGAAGCATGTTTTAAAACATACTTTTAGCGTATTCCGCACGTCTGTTTATCTTCGTGCGCAATGCGGTAAGGCGGTTTCTCGTAAAGGGCAAGCCACTGTGTGTGCGGATTCCTCTCGCGTTCAATCGCTCGACTACCTTATCTATATCCTGCGGAGTATTGCACCCCTCCAACATGGCAGCTATCATGTTGTTCTTCTCATCGTTCATCGCTTCTTTCCTCCGTTTTTCTCCGCTGGCTTTACCGCCCTTGCTTTGTCCGTTGACGTTTCCTCCCAAAGATGTACACCAGTTGCCTGACTTGGAGATAAAGCCACCTTCTTCTTCAATTTTGCGCTTTTGAACAGCTAAAGCCGCCTTTGTTCGGATAGAAACAAGCATTGCTTCCCTTTCAGCCAAAGCAAAGAACAAAGTAAGGGTGAACTTGTCTGTATGCGGAATATCGCAAAAATAAATCTTGCCTTCACCCATTTCGTCATATATTTGCAGGGCTTCAATCGTATTCCTAAATCGGTCAGACTTTGCAATTATAAGAATTGCGTCATTCGCCTTTGCAAATTCAATCGCCTTTCTTAATTCGGTACAACCGTTCAAATCCCTACCAGTGTAAACCTCGCAAAAATCGGCTATCAGTTCTCCGTTTTCAACATTTACGAAGTGGCTTATTATATCCCTTTGGGCTTCAAGTCCAAGAGTTGATTTACCTTGCTGCTTGGTGCTGACCCTTCGCCAACTTACAAACTTCTTCATAATTAAATCATTTAATTGTTAGTAATAGTTCCGCCCACAGAACTCGCACTGCTTGCAAGGCTTCAAACCTTTGGCGGATAATTCGGTTTTAAAAACCGTTGTGTCCAGTCATCTCTTTCAATGTTCCGCAGACTATCCAAACGATGATGCATATAAAAAACATAGTTCGTTCCTCCTTATTTTAATTGTTATTATTTTCTTTTTCTTCTAAATACGCAAATAGCACATTAGTACGCTTGTCTGTCATTTGCCGGGTAATAGGTTCTTTGTTACTTTCCGAAACTCCGTACACGCCTATTTCTCCGCTTGTCATCATTGCGCCTATCGCTGCACCATCGGCAAACCGTTCGGCAGCTTCTTTGTTTTCAAAACATCCGCGCCACTCGTTTATTACGCGGTTGTTGTTCAAAAAATAAAATGTATAGTCCATATTCTTTATAATTTAGTTATTCGTTTATTACTTCACATGTCGGATATATCCACCTTACTAAATCGGTGTTAGGCGTTGCTCCGCCATATAGTCTAAAGTATGGTTTTCTCCCCTGCTTTATTCGGCATTCTATATCTATATGTTCTCGAATTTCTTCGGGAGTGAAAAAACGCTCATTTATAAAGCATATTTCACCGCATACGTCAATTTGTTTGCCTTGCAAATCTTTATAGCCGTAATTATGTATAAATTCGTATATATCCATATTCGCTTTAATTTAATTCGGTTGATACTTTTATTGTCTTGTTCCTTTTCGGGGCGTGTAGGGGCTGGAATTAGCCCCAATCACACGTTAAAAAGATGTACACGTTTCGGAAATGTTTCGCCTAATTTGTAGATTGATACGCTTTTTTCGATAAAATTGCCAACCCAAACGATTAAATTAAAATCGTGCAGGGCTTTTCTTGCGCTTGCTGGTTCGGTTACTCTTGTCTCTCCGTCTTTTCTTTCAATTTTTATAAAATACATTGCCTTCATATTAATTTCCTCCTATTATCTTAATTCTCTAAATGAAGCCGTTTCAAAGTCGCTTTTAATAACATCTATTTGTATAGGCTTTACAAATCGGTTCAGCTCCTTGCGTATCTCTCTCATTTGTTCAAATGATACGGTTGCAATGTTCCCAGCAACTAGCAAGTTGCGCAAAATCTTGTTTAATTCTTCTTGTTTCATGATTTTTAATTTTATTGGTTTATAATTTGCAGCCGTGGCAAGCTCCGACCTTGCAGCCCTTTCGGGAAGTCCATTTATCACGGCTTTTGCTTTCGTTAGTCACTTATATAAGACCACGCTAGTATATTCTTTAATCCGTTCCGCTTCAGGTAGGAGTTAAGCCGTTTAATTAGCTTGTTCCGTTCGTTTTCCAACGCAGAAAGTATTAACGCTTTATCTTTATCGCTGCAAGTGATATTTATTTCCCTTTCATGTTTAAATCTGATTTCATTTTCAAAATCATACAGGGGGCGCACAACAGGCGACCATACATTAAGAAGCGGAGAACCTGTATAACTTTCGGGGCGCAACATTAATTGCGTGTATTGCTTCCACTCACAGGCGTCCGCAGGCTTGCCGGTATTTACTATCGTTATAATATCGTCTACCTCTTTAAGGTTTTCATTCATAAAAAAATTAGCGTCGTTGTATGCTCTGGTTACTTCATCCTCCGCGTCGCTTATTTCCTTATCGGTGCCATACGCATATTGGCCACATCCAAAGCAAAAGCGCGTTTTGATTTTCATTTTCTCAAAGGCAAACAGTTTGCCGCCCGTAAGCTCGTAAACTCCAGATACTTTTTTGTCAAAGTATGCCATCATCTTTGCATCATCGCCCCAAGCCTTTGCGATTTCCTGCATATAGGCAGCTTTCAATGTTTCGTTATTTGCTTTCATATTCTTGCTTTTAAGTTGTTATTAATTAGTTCCCCTAAAGCGTTTCGCCCGCTTCTTTCGTGCATCCATGCAAAGGGGATAAGATTCTATTTATCTGTTTTGAAATTTGTAAAATATGTATTTACAAAAGCTCTTTCTACACGCTTGTACATTATATTGTGTTGTTCCTTTGTGATTTCACCAGATAAACGCCTTATAGCCAAATCAAAAAACAAAATAGCACGTTGCTTTTTTAATTCTGTTACGCTCTTTTTCATTTTATAGTCTCCTTATGTTTTATTAGTTCAAAAAATCAATCGTTACACCCTTATAATAGTGATCTGTATATATGTCCATCCCGCTACGTCCGTCATAGTCAGGGAAATTGAACCACTTGTTAATATAGTGTTGGCTTATCTCTTCCGGTGTTCCGTTGATGCTGGTAGTTACTTCGTTGGTTCTGCCTTGTTTGTCCTCGAAATGCACGGTTATTGTTTGCATACCGTTGTTGACCTTGTTCGCTCTCTCCAGCTTGCGAATGTCCCAACGTAGTAGTATCATGTTCCTACGTCTGTTTGCACCGCCCTTGCTGGCATTGTCGTAATACTCCTGCAACTCTCTTTTTAGCATTGAAAGAATTTCTTTTGTTTTCATATTATTGTCCTCCTTATTAATTGAATACTTTATTCTCTATTTTTATAATCTCCTTGTATATCCTTAACGCCATATCCTTGTTATTTCTTAATCTTGTAAATACATACAACATAAGAACCAAGGAACAAACAACCGTTAACACGTTATCCATGCAAGCAAGTACACAAGCCAACGCGATGGAGATAATCACTACTTTCATAATCTTATTTATTTAATTATTTATTTCATTGTTTGCACTTTAAAGAATTACGGCTATATTTGCAACTGGAAATTAAACCGTTTGGGGGTAATTCCTTTCATTACCCACGTTCTGACAGATTAGAACCTGATAATAATAATTACAGGCCTTAACCTCCAGAACCTTACAGAAACTTTAATTTCCATAACAAAAACGGTTTATTGGCTAATGAAAGTTAGCCGCTTTTGCTGGATTATTCCAGCTACTAGAGTGTGACAGCTTCGACCCTGTTGCACTCTTTTTTTTATAACCGTATTCCAATAAATCAAAAAATTATATGCTGAAACCTTTGCAGGTTGAAAGTAGATGAGTATCTTTGCAGTACTGTATGTTGTAATATACCCTATTACTTCAACCCCTGAGAGCTTGCATATTACCAGTATGTAGGCTCTCTTTTTTATTCCAACATTTAATAACACGCTGTGAATGTAATCGATAACTATAATATTATTATGTGTTATCTCTTTCTCTTTCACACTGTAAAATTATAAATAATTTATCATATAACCAAACAAATACACGCGTAATTTGTAATAATATTTATATTTTCATATAAAACGCGTATGTTATTAAACATTGTTTTTTAGCATAATATTCTACTTGAATATATCTCCTATATTGTATTGTTTCCCTACTACCTACATTGTTCCACCTTGCTATAATATTGCCTTAATAAGCTCCTAAACAGTGTATTTCGTGGATTAGTGGATAACGTCTATTATACGCCTTAATACTTGTATAAGGCGCTTGCAACGTTTCAAACGAGCGTTGCAAACGGTTGTAACCATTCACTGACCACCCCGCCCCCGGTATAGGGTAGCCAACCACCCACAACCAACCTTCTCCGATTTTTTTTTTGAAAATTTTTTATTGAAAAACCTGCTTCTTGTTATGTTGCGATATTTTACGTTTAATATCGAGGTTGTAATGTAAAATAACATTATCATGCTATTTGAATCGTTGATGTTTTCCTATGCAGTATGTGTACGAACCCCTTTCATTATATTCATAATAAAAGGGAGAGCGGTGTTCGCTTCGCTCACTTTTTCTTTATGTTACTTTCTTTTTATAGGTTTGGATTAGACATTTTGGACATCAGTTGAGGAAAAATGTCTAATTGAAATTGCTAAGTCTGAGATTACAAAATAGGGGTATTTGGGGATTAGACATTTTCCTATATAATATAGGGGTAGTCTAATTTGAGCCTAATGGTTGGTGGCAACCTGTACCAATCGAATTAAGGAATCGGAACAGTGTGGGAATAATCCCCATCAATGTGAATGTATGGGGATTACAGAATGGTTGTACGATTAATGGTTTACACGAACATGGAAACGCTTACATATACACCCTACGGCTTCAAACAGGGCTGAATTTGGATATTTTTCCGTTTTTCAATAAAGCATATGGATTTGGGGAGAAAATCGCTCTATCGGGCTGTATTCAAGCGAGAGTAAGAAAAGCACCCTACTTATCGCAAGCAAGGTGTTTCAATTACTAACAATTAAAGCTCTTTTTGGATAAGAACCATTATGATTTATAATAATACGCTGTAAATATAATATTTAACTATTAATTATTCAAGTATTGCTTTAATAAATCATTTTAATTTCCTACATTTGTGCAAATTAATATTTGACACATGGCGAATATAGTGTTTGAAATGATGCGTTACGGCGAGGCAAATGCCGTTTGGAAGGACTTGGAAAAGGAATTTGAGGGGTTGCGGTATAAGGAATGTACCGGACTTAACTCATACGGAGAGCCGAGCAACACCTATGAGGAGCAGTTTGCGGAATCGAGCAAGGCGGAAGTGTTTGTAGGTTCTACCCCTGCGCACAAGCAGACTACCATCAAGCTGACGTTGGTATTCTTGGAGGGAAACGGAAGTGCAGAGGACGAAAAGGACGATACGGCATACCATAGCTTCTTGCAGTTCATTACAGGCTGCAAGATAGCCTACCGTGATACGGCAAGAAAGAGAAAGGCTTTGATGTACCTTTCGGAAGCCACCGAGCCTAAGAGCGACACCTTGTACGGTCAGAAGTACAAGGAGGTTACGTTTACCTTCAAGAACGTATACGGTATGACCTTCGGGTATGATGAGAGTTTCCCAACAGAATAATAAGAAAAACTTATGAAAGATATAATAGCACTTAATATATGTCAGATGTAACATCTTGAAGAACTTGGCATTGATATAGCTAATGCAAGACTTGAGCTAATGCTTCATCCGTCATTCCTCTTGCAGGACATCATCGAGCTGCTGCCTGAATATATACCGGTTAATGACGAACAATCCTATGATAGCGAAGCTGAACTTTTCATAAATAAATGTTCATGCAGGTATGTATATAGGGATTGCGAAGGCTATCCGTTATACACTGGAAGCGAAAATAATTATAACAATATTCTTGAATCTGCTTATAATTTGCTCTGTTGGTGCGCAGAGAACGGATATTTGAAAAATAATAAAACAGAATAACCATGTTTTTAGAAGAGAACACATTAAGTGAAGCCTTGACCTTTGCAAGGTTGAAGGAATTGCCCAAGAAATTAAATCCCGAACTTGGATTGACTTGGATATTGGCGGTTGCGCTGATTAAGAAAAAGAACTTGATGACCGCCTACGCTATTGTGGAGCAACGTGCGGACGGACTTATCCAGTACAAAAAGACTTTCGGACGGTTGTCGCCCATTGACGGCTTGCTTGCTATTCATCCGTATATGTATGTGGACGAGGAAGCGTTGGCGATGGCGAGAAAGGCTAACAGGCGGACGATTGCGATGCACTATGCGGACGCTGCGGAGGAAATCATTGATTCTGACGATGAGAAGTTTGGCCTTTGGCAGTTGCAGTACGCTATGGATATGCAGAAGCTGAATATGGACCAAGAGAAGCCGAGATTTGGCAAGGATGCGGTTACGGAAGCTGAGGGAGCTGTTAATCCTGTGGTCGAGGAAGAACTGAAAGAGAACGAGACTATCGCCACCGTAGAGGACGAAGGAGAGTGTATTATTGAGGTTGAGGACGCTAAGGATGCGTTTAAGCCGATAAGAGGTAGGAAAGCGAAAAAGGAGGAATAGATATGAAAGCAAGGGTTAAATCAACAGGAGTTCTTATAGATGTAATTCCAAAATGTAATGTTAATGCACAACATAGCGGAGATAACTTATATGTGTGCGACAATATGGTTTTCAGAGAATGTGAACTTGATTTTTTGAATGTTGGAAATTATGTGATTGATTTGGAATCTCGCAGATACAACATTGCAAAAGAAGTAATGCTTACCTTAATCAACAAGGATTTTGGTTCTGCCGAAAACATACAAGCCGTGATTAAAGAAGCAGGGGATTTGTACAAGTTCCATTCTTCTCTTGCCGTGAAGTATGCCGATGCGCTTATTGAAGAATTGAAAAAGGAGGAATAATTATGGAAGATTTAATTAAGGCATTGCAAATATTTTTAAAGTACGAGAATAAACAATACCCTACATCTTGTGAACATGATGTTCTTTACGTTGGTATTGACCCAAGCATTGTATCTGACAAGGATAAAGAAACTCTTGACGGACTTGGATTTTTCGTTGATGATGAATGTGATTGTTTTGCTTCATTCAAATACGGAAGTATGTAAGACATAAAGGAGGAATAATGTCAGACAATAAACACCAAATACACGAGTTTAGCCCGACAATATACCCATTCAGATTGTGGGTAAGCGTAAATCCGTCATTTGAATATGTAAAAGATAAGTTTTGGCTGCTCAACAACGATAATGAACGCATTGATTTCGATGCTGAAAAATCGTGGAATAGCACAACTATCGTTGCTTCTTGTTACCCTGTAAGCGACAAGGAAAGCGGATGGATTGGTATCTTTTGCGGAATATTCAGAAAGGACAGATTATCTGTTGGCACTGCCGCACACGAAGCAAGCCATATCACTGACTTTATATCCGATTATTTTGGATTGAGCGGATTTAACTTTGATGATGGCGAAGCGAGGGCGTATCTTATCGAATGGGCTGCAAATTGCATTTGGAATGTGAAAAGTGGGAAAGTTAAATAAAATTTATATTTATGATATTAACATCAAACATTAAAATTACAAAGATTATTAAGACTACAAAAGCGCGTTTGTTCTCAAACGTGAAAGTTGGAGATATTGTAAGAGCCGCTTTTGAGGTAAATAATGTTGGTCGGAACAATGGAAGTTTGTACGCTTCATACATAAAAGTCTTATTAGAAAGAGATAAACCGATATGTGAAACTTTTAGCGTAACGGAATTGTCGAAGTATCTTTCTTGCTTCGAGTATGAACAAATAAGTCAATGAAACAATGAATATCAGAGATTATCAACTCTGTGTAAGCGCATTTGGCAACGCTTATATAGCGAAACCGAGCAAGAAAAGCAATAATGTGATGTGTAGTAACCGAAAGGTACTATCACACGAGGAAGTGATAGCCTTTATCCATCAGTATGTTGAGCAATGGTGCGAGAATAACAAAACAAATACGATGGAAATCACTTTGGGTGGTAATCCTGTTATGGAGATTAAGGCATTGGTGTTAAACAAAAAAGGAGAAGAATCATAAAAGAAGAAAGCTGCCATTACAGCAGCTCCCAAGAATCCCATTGCAAAGATAGATAATATTATTCAAATATGCCAAAAAAGAAAGAAAAAAAAGGATTCGAGTTCATAATCGAAGAAAAGGACGTGCTGGAGAGAGAAAACTTCGGCTCGTTTGAGATTGTAATCACGAAAGGATATGCCTGTTTTAAGAACTACACAGGCTACCAAGTATTCACAACCCCTTACGCAGTTGGAGTGGACGGCAAGGCGCACGAAACATCGCTGTTCGCTTGGTTGAAGTATATGGTGGAGTTCAAGAAGTCCATCGTTGGCAAAGAGAATGAAAAATTTGCCGATACTGATGTTACCAACCAAGAAATGCTGGACGGACTTAAAATTACCACTGAAGCAAACCTTATCAAGCCGCAAGTGGTGTTTACGGACATCGAGGAAGCGCAGAGAGAGGCTATGCACTATCAAGAGTGGTTTACCAAGCAGATGCAGGACTTGCAGGAAGCTATGACTACTACACCGCCCGAAGAAGATGTGAAAGCCAATGCAGAGTTTGAACAAAAGGCTATAATGGCGGAAGAAGCAAAGGAGGTTTTCAATGAGCATAGTTCTGAAACCGAGAAAGGACAGGTATAACCCGGACAATGTTTACCGTATATATATCAATATAGGCAACCATCCTGGAGCGAAGTGGGTTTCATTCAAGGACAGGGCTACCGGAGAAATTACCAAAGGAATATTCATTCCCGATGCGGAAACTGGTGGGATAAGGATTAGGAACGGAAACGTGAAGTTTGAAATTAATGCGATACCTGTAAAGGGAACAACTAATACCCATGTTCTTATTCCTGCCGTATCTAAGGGTGTTGACTGCGGACTTGGCATGAAAGGCAATAAGATTGTTGATTTTAAGAAAGCGGTTATCGGGAATATGTACGTGTGTGGAGAGATAATTAATGAAGACCAAAAAATGATAATCAATGAATTTACTAAGCGGAGAAAGATTAAAATCGGGCGTTATAAGAAAGATTGAACGAATTGTTTGCGATTGTGTAAATGAAGCGTTCACTGTACTTGCGATGGACAGGTATTCGCCTGTGTCGGTGTCAACGCTGTATGACGGAGTGACTAACATTCCTCTGACACACAGGATTGCGAGGTCTGCTGTATTTGTCGTTGCGCATGACAGGTTTGGTGTGCAGTACAACGAGCTGAATGAACACTCCGGCATCACATGCAACAACATAATGAAGTCTGCTCGAAAGTTTAAGGACGCTCCCGAATGTGACGATATTGTGTGCAAGGTGAAGGAGTTGATTGATGTTGAATTGAAGAAATTTCCGATAGTATGAAAACAGATGTTTACATGAAACGTGATGGCGACAGAGTGGTGTGCGTTGATTTTGGTCATGGCAAAGATGTATCGACTAAAACCGTATTAAAAAAAAGGAAAGACGGATTGATTGTTTTGTCGCAAGAGGTTATCGGCCTTGCATCTGATTTCAATACAGAAGAAAAAAGAGAAAAGTATTTGAACAATGAATGATTTACTGACATTCAAGCGTAATGCGATGATGCTTGGTCTTTGTACGGCATACAAGGACAAGTGGAACAAGGCTGACAACAAGGCGGCTTTGATGGATATGGCTTTGGACTCCAATGGGGTCGAAATGCTGTCAGATGCAGCTGCATTTGGATGGAGTATGGATATTCAGTATATGAAACGGACGTTTTCAGACCACATCAACGGAAAATGGAAGCGTACTAAGGACGGATATAGTTCGTGCCTCTACGTGGATTATAACGGCAAAATAGAGCAGGAATGTACGCTTACTACGGTGCTGGCTTCAAAGGTTGAGTTCCATGTTCCGAAAGGTAATGTTTGTAAGCTGTATATAGCAGGTGGTTCGGAAGTGAATATCACTGGGGATGGCAAGTGTTATGTGTATTCATACGGTGAGAACAAGGTTAAGGGGAATTTCAATCAGATGGTTTGTATAACTAAGTCCGAATGGGCGAAATGATTTGTGTGTTATGAGGACTATTAAATTCAGAGGTAAAGACTTTGAAACAAACGAATGGATAGAAGGCTCTTTAACTATATATCCGAAACACTACCCAACTATCGCACACGTTGAAGATGCTGAACCTATTCCGAAAAAGACTACTAGTGTAGTTCTTCCCGAAACCGTAGGACAGTTTACAGGTCTTACCGACAAGTATGGAATTGAAATCTATGAGGGAGATATATTGAAAGTAGTATCATACAATAATATTGGTATGAGCGATTGTTTTTACACAATCGAAGAACTGAAAGAATTTACCTTGCAAGATTTGAAAGGAGAGCAGTTACAAGAAGTAACAGACGTGGTGATGTTTGAGGATGGAACGTTTTTCGTTTCAGATTATTATCTATCTGCGTTCTTCGGAGATATGAGGTTTTCCAATCCGATATTCGATTTTGAGATTATCGGTAACATATATGACAACAAAGAATTGATAAAATAAAACGATATGGCTATAAAAATCACAAAGGAAGCAGAAAAGAAAAAAGAGATATACTTCAAGCATTGTTACAGATGTGGATGCGAGTTTGAGTTCTCTATGGAAGATGTGAAAGATACATTTGACGACCAATGAGAGGGTTATGTTATTCTTTATGTTCCTTGTCCTCATTGCGGAGATACTACCGGAGTAGAGAAAAAACCGATAAGGTATGAATAGTATGAATCACGAGACTTTGATATATCAACTCCAAAGGCTTGGAAGAAACATAGATGAGTTCATGTTAGAACTATTATCCTCTGTGTTGGATAAGGAAGATAAGTTATGTAAAATGGTTAAGCGGATAGCCCAATCATTATTGAGCGTATTCGGATTGAAGAAGAATAACATCTGACCTGCCAAGCGTAGGAACAGAAACGGCAGCGTGGGAAACTGCGCTGCCTGCTTAAAAAGAAAGAATGTGACAGCAGAAGAATTATCAAAGATACCGTTCCGCATGGTGAGCCACCTTTCGATGGCGCATGAACATTGTTCCACTTATCAGAATGACGAGTATGGGATATGTGTCTGCAAGCACGTTCGGAAGAAGAACGAGTTTGAGTTTGGGAGGTCGTACTGCCACTATATATACAAGGGTGTGGTGTATAAGACTAAGAAGAAGTTTTTGGAAGCGTATAACAAGATAAATGGAGAATGACATGAATATAATCGAATGCAAGAAGAATCTTGATTATAAGGTTGAGCATCCAAGATGCAAAAGGTGTGGAAAGGAGATATATCTACCAAGACCACCGAAAGAGCTGTTTGAATCGTGGGGCATTATGGCTTGGACGGCTTTTATAAAGCAATACATCAAGCACAATGGTTGGCACGAACTTGAAAATCTTAATCGCAATATCGTATGCGACAATTGTTTGCAAGAAGATGATGTGCCTAATACCATTATGCTCGAATCTTACGAAAAATGGATTGAAAAGTATAATCAATGGAGAAATGGCTTATGACCGAAGAAGAACAGATACAAGCCGACATTGAACGGTACGAGAATATATCCACAAATATCCCCGATGATGGCGATATGGTGGAGCAAGCCAACGTATTCAGCTCGTCCACGATGCAGAGCGTGATAGAGGACGGAAAGAAGAAGCCGCCCATACATAGGCTATGGGGTGATTTTTGGTGGGAGAATGAACTTGTATTCCTGTTCGCGGACAGTGGTATAGGCAAATCCATTCTTGCCACGCAGATAGCCTACGAGATATGCAAGGGAGAGAGTGAATATGTGGAAGTGGAAACAGAGCCGCAGAAGGTTCTTTACTTCGACTTCGAGCTTTCGGACAGGCAGCTTGCAAGGCGGTATGCGAACGCAAACTTTCCAGATACGTTCATACGCAGTGCCATATCGGAGGAGATAAGCCAAGACGAGTTGAGCATGGGGATGATTGACGGAATACGTGATAAGCTGCTTGACACCGGTGCAAAGGTGATGATACTCGACAACCTTTCGTACCTTTCCACGCAGACAGCCGAAGCGGAGTATGCAGGCGCAATTATGGACGGTCTGACGAGAATTAAGCGTGAAATGGGTATCAGTATCATGGTGATTGCGCACACTCCTAAAATCGAAGAAAACAAGCCTCTTTCTAAGACGAACATGGCGGGGTCTAAGATACTCTCAAACTTTGCTGACGGAGTGTTTGCAATTGGGCGCACAAAGAGCGGTGGACGGTATCTAAAATTGCTGAAAACTCGTATGATTAGCGAGCCTGACGAAAAGTCGTTGCTCCCCTACTTCAACATCGTAGCAGAGCCGTACTTACATTTCGACAAGGTGGGCGATGAAACGGAGAGGAAACTTCTCATGGGCAAGCCAGCAAAGGACTTCTTCGGCGCGTTATGGGATAGGGAGGCAAGCGAGCCTATTCCTCTTTTGGAGCTTGTTAAGCTGATTGTGAGTAACGACAAGACGAAGAATAGTGCAAAGGCGAAGGATGGTAACGCACGGAAGCGGATTGACCGTGCTATTAAGTTCGGAGCTTTGAAAAAGGACGAATTGAAGAATATATATTTGAAAACTGACAATTGACATGGACGTTGAAGAGATAAAGCAAAAGAAGCTGGAATTGAACGACAAGATGGCCGGGCTTCTGAATGAATTTGAGGATGAAACTGGAGTGCAGATTTCGGATGTCGGATTTGTTAGGCGTGTGTCCTACGATGAATTAGGTCGTGAAGTTGGGAAAGAGTATATCGTGGAAACAAAAGTGGGATTATGAACAAGAAAAGTCAGATATATGAGTTTAACCCACAAGTATATCCATTCAGATTGTGGGTTTGCATTAATCCGTCCTTGGAGGACTTGCAGGATAAGTACTATGCTTTGACGGATAATATGGAGCGTACTGATTTTACGCCAGATACTTTGGAATAGGGATACGTTTTGCATCGCAACATGTATTCCCGTAAGTGACAAAGAAAGTGGGTGGGTAGGAATATTGTGTTCTATATTCAGAAAGGACAAGATGTCTGTTGGAGTAACAGCTCATGAAGCAAGCCATATTTATCAGATTCTTTCGGAGTGGGCGGTTTTAGTTTTGATGATGGGGAGGCGAGGGCATATATTGTACAATGGGCTGCCGATTGTATATGGAAAGTAAAAAGTGGGAAGCTCAAGAATTGAAAAATATGTTTTTCTTGTAATTTTAAAAAAGTATAAATTATAAATATATCTACTCTATTTTACTTGTTTTTCAAACATGATTCATACCTTTGTTGTTATAAACAATATTGTAAGTGTATGGGAAACTGGAGTGAAAAACAAGAAGCCAAAAAGGAAGTCAAGGAAAAGGAGAAGCTTAGCCGGGAAGCACTTGGTAAGTTTTTTTACGACTTGGCTAAAATCTCTTTTACTGCCTTAGTAGTCGGAAGTGTTGTTTCTGTTGCGACACAGCAAGAAAGAATGGAATATTGGGTACTTATATTTATAGGTGTTTTTGTTACCTATATATTCTCATACATAGGATATAAAATAATAAAATTGTAATATATGGAGGCATTAATATCTTTATTTGCGGTTATGGCTGTGATAGGTTCTATTATTGCTATTTGGCTTAATACCAAGTCTGGAAAGAAGTGGCTTGCAAATTTGTAATAGCACACAATGAAGCGGTAAGAGAACATCCTACCGCTTCATTTTTATTGCATTACCACACGAAGAGCCGCCCCACGAGAATTTACATTTGTAGTAAATACTCGGTCTATTCTGTCCGAAAGTATCTCCAAATACCCTGTCTGCGCCCTCAGCTCCACAAGCATAGGATTTGCATCGGAGTATTCTGATTCAAGCGAATATCGTGCGTCAAGCAATGCTCTGATGGCGGAAATATCGGTTGTTTGCTGGGAAACGAAGAACCTAATGCTGTTCAATAACGCTTCCAAAGCTTCTGCTTCTTTCTCCGTGATTCCTTGAATTGATTGGGTCAATGCTGACAATTCAGCCGTTCCCTCTCCACTTGGCTTATATCCCAAAGTTTCCATAAGAGCAAGCAAATCCTCATTCAACCCTGCGAGTGCGCTTTCGCCCATCTTCTGAATATTCGCAAGTTCCTCCTTGGTGAGATTGATTCCTCCTGCGCTACCCTCTGTAACAGACTTGTCAATTGCTTCAAAAACTGACTTCATCCGTGCTTGAACAAGCCGCATCATCGCTTGCTTCTTGATGAGATTGGTAATGTAATCATCGAATGTGTCTTGCAATGCAAGCAGAGCATCTTCCGATTCATTGAACGCATCCACCCACGCATCAGCAAATGCTTGCGCTGCATCCTTGTAGTTCGTTTCCCCGATACCTCCCATTTCTTCAATGGCTTGTTGTTCAAGTTCCTTTCTTGTCTTTTTAAGTTCTTCTATCGCATCTTGCCATTCTTTAATTCTGTCATTGTCGGTTTTCTTCTTGTCTTGCTCGGCTTTAATCATGGCTTGGTAAGAAGCGATTTGCGCATCTACGTTTTGAAGCGTCTGTTTGTTCATGTCGGAGAACGAAACTGCGCTCCAAGCGTTATCCATTTTCTCTTTGAGAACATCATAAGCCTTTTGAAGTCTTTCTACACTATCTATCTGCCGTTGGATTTCACGCTCTTTCTTTTTGTCCTTGTTTCCGATACCGAATATGCTTCCGATGGTCTTTCCAATTCCTGCAATGGTCTTGAAAGTTCCTGTTACAATAGAGAAAGGTTTTGTCAAGTCTATGCTACCCAAACCGTCGAATATCTTACCAAGACCTTCCGTAGTACCTTCCAACCATTCAGGAATTTCGACACCGAAACTTTCAAGCATACCTGTGAACTCTGAAACCGCATTTACAGCTTCCGCACCATATTTTGCTACCTCACTAAGACTTTTGTTAGCGGCATCAAGTTTCTTCTTGTCTGCATCTACCTGTTCCTTCTTTTGGTCTGTAATCTGCTTGTTATTTGCAAGTTCTTCCTCTGACCTCTTGACTACCTCTTTTGCTGCGTTGAGTTTAGCAAGAGCTTCGTCTTTCTGCGCTTGTGTAGCGTCTTTATTCTCCACAATCGCATTGTATTCGGCTTCAAGTTTGGCAAGCACTTCCGATTCACCTTCAACACGTTCCTTTGAGCCGTCCTCGTTAGTCTTTGTGTAGCCATAAAGACGTTTCTCTATATCTTCTTGCTCTTTCAATGCTTTAAGATAAGCATCCTCATGTTTCTTTCTGTCTTTGAGTGAGCCGATATAGCTTTTCAGATTCGGTATAAGCTCTTTGAACGGGTTTCTACCTGCCAGCACCTCATTCAGCTTTTCCATGTTGTTTACAATAGACCTTACTTGCGTTGGCTTCAAGCCACTTAGCTGCTCCTTCATTTGCTCCAACTTATCACGCATGGCGACAAGCGTTTTCGTAGAAACATTGTCGAGGTTTTGGAACATATCAATATAGAAGTCGCTTTCTTGGAATTGCTTCCAAGTGTTTTCATCCGACTTCATGTTATATTGCGAGGTGAGATTTTTATTGTACTGCTCTCTTTGTTCTTCGGTAAGATTGGCTTTTGCTATCTTAGCCCTTTCTTCATAGTACCAACGGTCAAGTTGAAGTTGGTCTGAAAGCTGAGTCTTGTACGCTTTAGTAAGTTCCACAACAAGGTCTTGGCTCTCCTTAATACGCTGTTGTTCAAGTTTTTTTATAGCATCCTGATAATCTTTATATTGTGATGTATTCGGGTCTTTGTACGTGTCAGAATACTTTGTTTGGAACTCAATCTCAATACCTTTCTGAACTTCGTCCAAAGTCTTTGCAAGTCCGGGGAACAAGGCTTGCACCTCTGCTTCGGAAAGACCGGCATCTTTCAACTTTTGGTGTAAGTTCAAGCTGTTGAACATGGATTCGATGTTTTGCTTAGTCTTGTCGAGTTGTTTCTTTATATCTTCTGCATCCTTTTCGTCAAACAGAACATTAGCATCTTTTTGCACGCCAATCTTCTTTCTGAAATCGGCAATGGTCTTTGAAAATTCCTGCAAAGCCCTTGCGGTATTCTCCTTATTTGGAAGGAACGCATCTCCTATGATATTCTTAGGCATCTTCACATCTTTCAGTTGGGATGCATATCGCTCCATAACCGTTTTAGCCGCCTTGTCGCTGCCCATTACCTTATTGAGTTTCTCATATTCCTTGTTAAGCTCTTTGATAAGGGAGATGCGTTCGGCTAAGATGTCACGTTCGTGTTTGGGGTCTGATTTCGGCTCATCAACGTTTACACCAGGTCTAAGAGGTACTGTTATGTTTTCTAAACTATATACTTCATAAGCAAGGAATTTCTTTATATCAGACCAACTCTCTTCAAGAGCTTTTTTATCTATTAAAATTTTTAAATCATCTTTGGTCTTATTCCCTTTATCCACTTCATCATTTACGGAATCAAAGACTTTACGTATTTCTTTAATTGCTTCTTCCTTGTCTTTTTCTAAATCTTTCCTTGAGCCCAAGAATGAACTGGAAATAGAGCTTTTCTTCCCAGCGAAAAGAACACCGTTCTGTATCTTCTCCAAGTAGTCTGCAAGCCTATTGTAATATTCGATTAAACTCTCCCCCTCTTTCTTCCCTTTTACAAGCTCCTGAATATATTCTTTTGCTCCCTTCCCCAAGGAGGTGGATTCTTCGGAAATCCTTAATAATTCAGCTTGTATTTTATTCCCATTCGCTATAAAATCATAAAAGGCATTTTCGTATTCATTTAAATCTGTTTCAATATCATCATCGCCTATCAACCATCCTTTCTTTCTGTTTTCTGCATAGTTGGCTTCTATTTTTCTAATGTCGTCCAAGAACGATGTATATTGTTTTTTGTATTTTTCAAATTGTTCTTTTGCTTCTTTTTCTGATATATTCGGTTTTATTTCTATTTCAAAACCTTCATCGTTCATCTCTTTCACAAGAGCTGATAATGCCTTTTTTGTATCATTTTTAGCTATTTCGTCTATTTCTCCTATCTTTAACTGAGCTGTATAATACTTGCTACTGCTTTCTCTCAGCATTTTGTTATATTGGGAATGGACGTTCCATAACTCATTAACAAGTTGTAAAGCTACTCCAATAGCCATTAATGGAAGAGATGATTTAAACGCAAGTCCTAAAGAACGTAATGATGTTTCAGCTTTTGTAAGAGCAAACGAAAGTAGGTTAACTCCATTAGTGGCAGCTTTTATTTTAGGGAATAGAACCATTGAGCCGATTACGATACCAAATGCCTTTGCCACTTCCAAGACGGTTTCCCAATTATCTAAAAGCACTTTCACGACATCTATTGAGCCTTTCAGCGTATCTTCGTTTGCCTTGCCAATAGAATTAAGCATCACGTCAATGCTATCCTTCAAGTTGGCAATCTTTCCCTGCAAGGTTTCAGCTTGGATTTCCTGCATATTGTAGAATAAGCCACCTTTGTCAGTCATGCGCTGGAAGATGTTTTCAATATCTTCAAACGTGACTTTGCGTTTGGAAATCATATCTACGATTTGTGCGGTCGTATATGCTTCGCCTTTCACCTCTTGGAAATAGCGTTGCAACTCTCCATACATGTTGATACCTGCTTCGGTAAACTGCCTTACTTCCGTACCACGTAAGTATGCTGCTGCCTTCACCTGTCCATAAGCAAGGATTAACCGTTGCATATCCACACCCAAACCTGCTGATACGTCTGCAAGACGCTTGGTGGTGTCATATAGTTTGCCACTCTCAATTCGGTACGCCGCAAGCTGCTTGGTATATGAAACCAGTTCTTTTATTTGGAAGGGCGACTTAACGGCAAGCTGAACGGTTTTATTGAATATCTGGTCTGCCTGTGATTTATTTTGCAAGATGGCCTGCAATGAACGTTGTTGAAGCTCAAACTCTCCACGTACTTTAGCCAGTTTGCTGATATATCCTTCAATCTGTGACACAGAGAACAGCAAGGCAAGCTGACGGCTTAATTGCCCTGCGGTGTCCATGAGGTTGCGGTGACGTGTTGCAAGTTGTTGCGATTTAACGCCTGCTTCCGTCAACGCTTGGTTGTGCTTGGCAATAGCAGAATTTATTTGATTTAATGTAGCTTGATAATTCTTGTCAGTTTTATCAAGTTGTAACCTTGCCTCTTTTAGCAACTTAATTGCCGCAACATCGTCTTGAAGTGTTTTTGCGTTTGCAGAAAAATTGAGTGTGTTATTTATTAAAGAAGCGCGTTGTGCTGGAGATTGTGCCGCATAATCAGCCATACTCTTCATTGCGTTTTCGTAACGCTGTTTTTGTTCTTCAACCTTTTTCATATAGGATTCCATGACATTTGTCATTTTCCTATAAGTAGCTTGTTGCTGTCTCAACTCTTCAGCATTTGCATTAGCGGCTATCTTGTTTTTTATATTGATGAATGACTGATACTCTTTTAGTTTTTCTTCGTACATAGACTTTTCTTTAGAGAGAGCAGACTTGTCACTATCAGAAAGAGAAGTGTTGTTTTTTAGTTGAGACTTTATTTGACTGACAGCTTCACGCATTTTAGCAACATTCTCAGCTGAGAAATTCCCAATAGAAAAATCAGTGAATTTGAGTCTGTTGAGCATTTGCGCCATTTCGCTAATAGAAGAGGACATTTGCCCCACTTGCGAGCTTGATTGTTGAGCTGAATATCCGATATTGTCAAATACTCTTCCTGCCGTATTGAGCGCACCTATCTTGTTCGTTAACGAAGTAATAGCACTCTCCAACTTGCTTGTATCTACTACCACGCTGCTAAAACCGTTCTTCAAGGCGTTTGCAGCCGTTTTGGAATGTTGTTGTATTTTCTCCAGCTTCTCATCAAAGCTGTTCAACTTGTTAAGAACATCTGGAGTAATGTTCAAGAAACCGCCTATTTCATTGCCTGCCATACCACTATCTATTTATAATGGGTAATCCCAAATCATTCAAATTTTTCAAATCGTCAGCCGAACCTATCTTGCTGACCTTCTTGTCTTTCTTGTTCTTTCCGTATTCCACATGGGAGAAGTCAAAGGAGCTTAACCTGACCTGTCCTACGGTCATTTGCCACAAATACTCATCACGAGAACACCAAGGATTAGAGCGTAGGAAATCAACCATCTGCCCCCATTCGGTGCGAGAGGTGATTAGCTTCGTTCCGCTTTCGTCATCTTCCTCGTCAGGGTCATTTCCCTCACGGTCTGAATCACATTGGTACTCTCGAAAAAAAAATCCGTGCTTATGAGGTTTAGGATTTCACCGAGCAATAAAGCCCAGTCCTTCATGTCGTACTCTCTCCACATGAGCAGGTCGTACACTTGATGGTATTCCTCTGAAAGTTCCTTCTTCTCGTAGTTAGAGAATATACGCTCCTTGTCGTTCAGTAAAGCGAGCGTGATAACATGTACCACAGCAGGGAGATTCACTGCAAACTCCTTGATTACATCTCCCATGCTCAGTTTCTCGCCTTTCACGATTTTACACCCCTGTTCAGCTATCAGCCATTGAACACCGGGTTTCAAACCTGTAATAGCCCATACAGTACCGTGAAGTTTTTTAAGGCTTGGACTGTCGTTCATTATGCGAGCCAAACGCTCCATATCTTCATCAGGGACACGTTTGTTTTGTGCCTTGACCGAATTATCCTCTTTCTTCTTTTTTGTCGCTCTAAATACTGCCATATCTGTAAACAATAAGGGCGGCGGCATATCAGCCTACCGCCCTTGTTACACAATCCTTTTACTTATTTCCTTATACTTATGCTTCAGTAGGCATGGTGAAGTTCTCGTTCACGTATGCGGCACTCTTGATGGTCTTTCCACCTGCGGTTACAGCAATGGATTTTGCCGTTCCTGCAAGGTTTAAGCGTGCGATGTTACTGTTTGTGCTCTCAACCATAAGGCGGGAGTTTAACTGCAACTTAGGAATACAAATACTCATATATTTGTCACTACCTGCATCATCAGTTCCGTTCTTGAATACAAGGTCAATCTTTACGTACCTCTTTTCGTATCCGGCAGGGGCAAACAGCTTCTTGGCTGTTGAATCGTAGGTGTATCCTGCAAAGTTTACGAGGATTTCCTTTTGGATATCTGCTACCTCTGATGCGAATTGGAACTTTCCAAGCGAAACGATTTCAAGGATGGGGTCATCAGAAAACTCATTTTCGATGGTGGTGGTGTCGTTGTCATCCTGGGAAATAGTGGTGGTGTCACGCACGACTTCGTCAAAGATGAAGGTGTCCCCTGCGGGAGAATCCGCTACTTCGGACTCTGCCCCAGTGTAGATAGTTGCTACCAAGCAGTCCGGCTTGATAATTTGCAAGGCGGTAGGACTTGTTCTTTTTACTGTTGCTGCCATAATGTTATCCTTTCTTTTTATTAAATATTTCTTACTGTTATCCCTATATTTATCACATTGTAGTAGTAGTTTCTGTTTTGGTCGTAGTCCGCATCACGGAAGTTTACGTCAATCACATAGTGTCTGTCGTTACATCCCTTGATAACCTTGTCAAGAGCAATCTCCATTTCATATAGAGCCTTAACAGGCTTCGTTCCACGACTATCCACCGATTTAGCGTACAAGAACACGTTGGCAGAGCCTTGGGCGTAAGCATCGTAATCACGCATGGATAGTACATTGACAAGCACCATGTCCTTCCAGCCGCTATCCACCGTTGCAGGCATACTTCCAATGAACAGGTTCTTGGAAATACCCGCCTTTGTAAGTAGCATGGAAAAGAAGTTTTCCACTTGCGATGTTGTCTTGTATATGCTATCCATTTAGTAACTACCGTTTTTGATTATACCATAAGTCGAGCTCTTGAACTTGGTGGATAACTGCTTCAAGTCATTCCTTGCCGTAGATATCACCTCGTACTTGTATTTCTCTTCGACTATCTCTCCGTATGGCATTGCTGCCACCACAACCAAGTCAATGCCTGGATGAGCCTTGTATTTGGTCTTTAGGTAAGTTTCTACGGCTTCACGACCTTTAATCGTTTCGCCATACCACTTCTTGCCTTCGGTGGCTTGAACCGCAGGATAACCGCTCGCTTTCAACTCTCCGTTGAGATATACCCCCCATCCGTAGCTATCGTGCAGGTTGTGGCTTCTGTGTGTATAGCCTTTGTTCTGCAACTGGCTATCCACTATCTTCTGCCCTTCTCTTGATAGAATGTTAATCAGATCCTGTATGCGATTCTTCTTTGCCATACCTTTACACCTCACTCATTTTGATGTCCACCATGCAACCTCCGAGTTGGCTGTATTCCAAGCCTACCACACGACCTTGTATCGGTATCGCATAGTCCAAGCATCGGAAGTTGCTGTTGAAGCGGATTGGAAGTTCGGCTCCGACCTCACAAGGGAAGAATACTTTGTAGTCTGCCATGATTGTGCCGTTGCTGAACATCTTTGCCGCCTTCTGTATGTCGCACTCAGTTTCAAGCAACACGGTTTCTTCTGATGTTTCCAAAGAATCACCACCTAATAGGTCGCCATCATCGGGCTTGGTTGTAATCACGGTAAAGAATGTACCGCGAAACGGATATTGGGTTATTGCTTGTCTGTTGAAATACATACACTAAACATCTAAGGAATTTTCATTGACCCAACTCATATCTCCATCCTCCAGGCTTTCAAGAGCATCCTCCATACCGTATTTTTTGTACAGCATTTTCAGACGGTCTTTCAAGTTTTGGATAATAGGCGCCGTTACGGTCTCGCTGCCGACGTCCTGCCTGTAACTTCCATGCTGCAATGACGAGGAAGCCACCGACCACGGTCCGTTTACAACCATTTCGTAAAGCGCGATAAGGCAATGGTCTTTCGTTGATTCGTCTACCTGAGAGCGGTCTGACAATTCCATCAAACCGTTCTCGTAGGCGATATTTATCAAAGCATCCTTTTCAAAGACATACCTCGTGAGACCATTGAGGTATGCTATTGGGTCGAATGAATTTTCCATATCTACTACTGCAATGTTACCTTACTTAGGAATCTGCCGTACTTGTATCAACAATCACGTGCTGCATGAACTCGTTGAGGGCAGGCACAGCAGACATAAGTACTTCTGTTCTCCATGTTCTCAACTCTCCGGCATTAGCTACACTATTCACGATGGTACAAATACCATCATTTGCCTTAGCGAATACCTTTTCGATGTCATTAGCGCCAAATCCTTCGCCAAACAGTTTTTGGTCGATTTCGTTTGTCCACTTTAAGTCACAAGGTTTTCCAGCAGGACAAAGTACAGCGTATTTGTCATCCCAACCTTGAACGATTGCAGAGCCACTGTTTGTCATGTTGCGTTCCTTTTCTACTACAATCTCAATTGGAGATATACCTGGGTAGTCCATAATGGCACGCTGAAACAAGTCTGCTGTTGTAGGAGCTGTTGAAGTTGTCGCCACCCAAGCCAATGGATTCTTTTTGTAGCTTTCTACCAGTTCCTTCACCTCCTTGTTTTGCAGGAAGGTGGTATAGAACATATTATAGGTAATCTTCCATACCAAAGCACCATCAAATCCCCATTCATCACGAAAACTTTTTTCAATTTCTGCCATTTGTGACAGAATAGCACAAGATGGGTCAGTCCATACCAATGTGCCAGCAGTCTTAAAATTCTCTTTAGGAACATTTGCTTTATGTATAGGTATCTGAATACCCATACCTATACCAGAATAGTCAATCTTGGCGGTTGTCATCAACTTACCAGTCATGTAGTTCAGTGTTTGGTGTGCACTGTCAAGTTTCTCCTGCAAACCCAAAGTCCATGCGATTACGATGTCACGGTCATTGCCGAACTCCTCAAACTCCTGCATTTTTCTCAATCTTTCTGCGGAATTCTCAACGAAAGCCTTTGAAATGAAGTGAGGAATAGATGCCTGATAGAACTCAATGCCTTCCACATCTTCCTGTAATCCCTTACCCAAGGGAGCACGCATATCCATGAGGATAGCCGATTTCAAGGCTCGTGATTTCTGTGTAAACGTGGCAAGTCCGCTCGCATCCGTAGGTGTGGGAGCAGCGTCTTTCTGACATTGGGTTCTCCACCATCCGTAGTTTACGCCGATAAGACCTTTCGTGTTTACAAAGGTCTGCAAGTAGTCACGGTTGTTCTTGCTATCGAAGAACTTGGCGTACCGTGAATTGTTAAAATCTGATTTCATTGTTCAAGTCCTCCTTTTTTTAGATTTCAAACCAACCCTTCCACAAACTCTTGTTGAGGGCTTTGATAGTAGCAGGCATCGGGGACATTCTGTCCTCGTACATTTTTACACCGTGACCGAGAAGGGGCAAGTTGATGGTATATCTAGCTTTGTAGAACTCATCTGTACCTGCTTCTTCATCATCTGGATTATAAAAGAAGTCGGTGTCTGACGGAAAGAATACATTAGGGTTTGTAACAACCGATGTCTTGTTGGAACCTACTTCGGTTGCTTCTACAAGCACTGCTCCCTTAGCAACGACTCCCAATGCTCCACTGAGTGTTAAGTTCCATACGTCCCCTGCGGTAGCATCCGTTTCTTTCCTTACCGCTGTGACTGTAACTGCCGTTCCTTTTCCAGTAAGCGTTGACGGAGCGACCATCACAATATCACCTACGAAAGGTATGTGGTGATAACCGTCACGTACAAGCAGGATGGATGTGTCTTCTGCTGTGGTCGCCTTTGCTGCAACGTAGGTTTTCAGAAGTTTGATTTGCCTTGTGGTGGGGTTGTATTCTGCTAGGTCACCAGCGTATGCCTTAGCCTTTCCCTTGAACGGATTTACGATATAACCACCAATTTCGGGGTAGATAAAGTCATGGTCGCCTGTAAGACCAACAAACACATGACGCTTCCCGCCAACGCTGCCAGATGCTTGGAGCAAGACTCCAGCATTACTGATGCCTCCACCCATAATTTGCTGATTGATGTAGCTCATTTGTTTTCGTTTTAATTGTTACATATTATTATTCCTTCAAGCCTTCTGCAATGTCGTCAAACTCATGTTCCAAGTCTTCCTTTCCGCTTCCAGCTCTATTCGGAGTGATGTTGGGTGGTGTGTTTGAACTAAACTTGTTGTAGCTTTTTACCAGTTTTTCTGTCAATGCTTCAACATCAGTTTCAGAATCAATGTGAATAAGTTCCAACTGGTCGTTAATCCAATCTTCGTTCTTCACATCTTTCCCTTTCAATGCGGATTTCAAAGAGTTGCGTTTTTCGGAGATTGCCTTTGCAGATTTCTCCTGTTCACGCTCTGCTTTCAAAGTTTGGATTTCTTCAAGAAGAAGGTCAAGTTTGTCCTTGTCCTTTTTGTCATCCTTCTTATCGTCCTTGTCATCTTTCTTGTCGGGATGGTTCTTCTCCCACCCCTTTACGAACTTTGAATTGTCGTTGCGTATGTTGTTATCGTCCTCTTGGAGGTCATCCAAGTATTCGGAAACAGTATCGTCCAATTCCAACTCGTCCTTGTCACTCGCTTTCTCCAATCGCTTGTAGATTCTTTCCACTTTGCCATTGAAACTCCTTTCACTCATCGCCAAGGTTTTCTTGCCGCCATTTGTGAGTTTTGCTTTCAGTGCTTCTGATAGCTGTTCTTTTGTAAACTTCATTCTGAATGAATTTTAATGATTATATGCGAAAGTAATGCTTTAACAAATAAGCGTAACTATTTGTAAAGGTGCGTATTCGCCACATGGCGAATAGAGTTTCAGATAAGTATGTATTACCTTGTTTTTATAGGGTATTTTTGCGTGTATGAAAGAAGAACAAGGACATAAGGACGTTGTAATCAAACCGCAAGAGGGTTTCCAAATGCAGTTCGCATCATCGCATGTGGACGTAAATTTTGGAGGAGCCGGGCTTGGGACCGGGAAGTCCTTTGCTTTAGTACTTGCCCTTGCAGAACCGCTTATGACTGATGGCGATTTTCGTGCGGTAATTACACGTAGGTCTTTGCAGTCACAAAAGGCAGGAGGTAGTTTTGTAGATACCTTCAAAGCTATATTCGGAGATTATTGTTCTGTAAAAACAGCAGACAGCCCACGCATAACATTTCCAAGCGGAGCGTATTGCGATTTGACGTACATTGATGATACAAACCTCGACAAGATGCGTGAGCAATGGAAGGGTAAACAGATTGATGCAATATGTATTGACGAGATTACCGAAATGTCTTGGGAGGCGTTCAGTTACGTTCAGACCCGTAACCGTGGACGCAGCAAAACGTTCACAGGTAAGTTCTTCGCTACCCTTAACCCGAAGCGCAGCCATTGGACGAGAAAGTTCTTGGATTGGTATATAGGAGTAGATGGCTTTATTATCCCTGACAGAAACGGAAAGGTCAGATATTTCTATGTAAATGGCTCTACCGTAGATGATGTTGTTTGGGGCGATACGAAAGAGGAGGTTTATAGAAAATGCAAGATTGATATTGATAGGAAGTTGGCTCGTGTAGGTGGTAACTTCACCTATGAGAACATGATTAAGTCTTTCGTTTTCTATCAAGGTCATTTGTCGGAGAACAAAGCAATGACCGAAAATAACCCCAACTATGTAGGTTCTGTGGCAGCTTCGGGCGGTAAGATGGCACAAGCTCTTTTTGAAGGTAACTTCAATGTTGACCCCGAAGAGGACGAGAAGATACCTATACCTTCTTCTTCCGCACAAGGAGTATTCAATAACAACCCTGCCGTTAATGGTGACAAATGGGTAACGGTGGACTTGGCAGACTACGGTACGGACAACCTTGTGGCACTTGCTTGGGACGGATTTCACGCATACGACATACTCATATTGAGTAAGTCCACACCGAGAGAGAACGCACAAGCCGTAAAGACATTTGCGTTTGAACACGGCACAGCAGAGAGCCACATCATTTTCGATGCGACCGCAGGACGTTATTTCAACGACTACATTCCCGATGCGATACCTTATATATCACTCAACAAACCATTCGGTCTTTATCCGCTTACCGCAATGACAGTGAAGGATATGTGCTACCTGCGCTTGTGCAAGATGATAGAAAACGGCAACCTCACCTTTGACGATAAACTTGCCGTGCGGACATACACCCATCAGAACTTGAAATACAAGGTTACGGTGGAAAACGAGTTTATCGAGGAATGTTCCGTAGTGCGCTTTGACGATATGCAGAGCGGTAAGAAAAGGCTTTGGAACAAGAAGAAGATGAATCAGATGTTGGGGAAAGGCAGGTCTATGGACTTGTTAGACCCTTGCGCCATGAGGATGTTGCCTTGCGCAAACATAGAGTATGGCAACGAGATACAAGCCGGGTATTACAACTCGCAGGAAGAGAGAAGGGAAATGAGAAATGTGGAAATGGCTGGGAGTATTTACGATGACACAACATGGTATTAGGATATGGTAGGAGGATAAAAATGAACCTGATATATAAATTTTATATAAATCCAACAGAAGAACTTGTTAGACAATGCAAGGTGTCAAACAACCTGTACAATCAAGCATTGTATTTGTTCCGGCAAGCATTGAAGAACGAGAACAGATGGCTGTGGTATGCGGATATGGATAGATTGATGAAAGTAACTCCTAATTTGGATGGGGAAATAAATTATAGGTTGCTAAAAGCGCAAGTTTCTCAGCAGACATTAAAGTTGTTGGATAATAGCGTGAAGGCTTATTGCAAGTCAATAAAGAACTTCAAGAAGAATCCGCATGAATATAAAGGTATGCCTCAACTACCTGGGTTTAAGAAGCGTGGAGGTTTGTTTAATCTGTACTTTACAAACCAATCGGCAAATATCAAAGATGGATATATACAGATTGCTAAGGATTTAATAATCCCTATACCGCAGTGGGATAAATATAAAGAACAAATTTCAAAATTCAAGCAAGTAAGAATAATTCCAGTAGGGAAGAAAATGAAGGTGGTGATTATTTACGACATTGAAGTACATAATGCAGATGTTGATAATAAAAAATATGCCTCCATTGACTTAGGTTTGGACAATTTGGCTACTATGGTCTGTGAGAACGGATGTCATATTTATAGCGGCAAGTTCTTGAAGTCGTATAATAACCATTTTAATAAGAGGTTGGCTAAACTGCAATCTATAAAGGATAAACAAGGTATAAAGAAAGCAACCAATCGTATGGCATTTCTCTATGAAAATCGTAATAGATATATAGAGGATGCTTTCCATAAATACAGCCGTTTCATAGTGGACTACCTTGTAGAAAACAGAATAGGGAATTTAGTTGTAGGCTACAACAAAGGTTGGAAACAATCTGTGAATATCGGTAAGCACAACAATCAGAAGTTTGTGCAAGTTCCGTTTGCGAGACTGACTTCCTATCTGAGATACAAGTGTGAAATGGCAGGAATAAATTTCATTGAAAATGAAGAATCGTACACATCAAAGTGCGACTCTCTCGCTTATGAACCTATAAGAAAACATGAATCTTATTTAGGGAAACGTGTAAAGAGAGGGTTGTTTCAATCATCCGTAGGCAAATTGATTAATGCTGATGTAAACGGAGCGTTGAACATACTTAGAAAAGTAGTCGGTGATTCTGATGTAATAACTCGGATAATCGGTAGCGGGCGGTTGTTACGTCCGATAAGGTATAGCAGCCCATATAAGGTTGCGTGACTTGTAAAATAAACAGAATAGATTTTTATAACATGGTAGGAACGAATGACATAAAGGACATTATCAATTCTCTTAAAACGGAAGGGATTGAAGCTAAGATAAGAGACGTTGCTTATTTGGCGATGTGCGACACGTTTGTTGACAAGACTTTTGCCGAACAGGTGGCTTATCAGGGATGCAGCAAACCTTCAAATAAAGTGTTGTCGGCACTTGCAGAGAAACTGAAACCATTCGGTATTGGTGCTGTGACCACTATATCCAAGGATGAAAACCGTGAGGAATTGCTGAAAGAAATATCTGAGATGAAAAAGATTGCTGATTCAGCGAATAAAGATGGAGATACAGATACCTACATCAAGGCAAGTAAAGTAGTACTTGATGCACGTGTGAAGCTGAACGACAAGTTCAATATCGAGGAAGAGGAAGGGCAGAAACGCATTATCGTAGTTCCGCAGAAGCACGACATTATATGTAAATGGACTTCGAGAGAATGCTCTGCAATGCCCAGCAAGGAAGCTTGTATGAAGTATTATAACCTTATTGATGCTGACAAATGACAAATGAAGAAATCATATCAAGAAGAGAAACGCAAAAAATAGCTTTGCTACGCAATGCGGATACACTGTTGCAGAAGAAACCGTTCTTTAGGGGAAGTAATACTTACTCTACAAACGATTGTTCTGACGGTCAGTCTGCATCCATCACTGAAAAGCGAACGGCAAGACTTCCTCGAGTTAATAAAAATATTGTATCTCAGGAAAAGTTTTTAAAAGAACTTGACCCTATGAGCCATGAAGTGCTTTTTGACCAAAATTTACCTAGTATTTGTGTGAAGTTAGAGAATGGAGGATATCAAGAGATAAAGTTTCAACGTACAGCATTAGCTATTCAAGAGCAAATACTTTCAAGCCATGTTATCTATTTGTGTGGAAATCCTTGCACATTATCTTTAAGGGGGAAAAATCCTACAGATAAGGACAAGGACAACTATACTACAATCAAAGAGTACTGGGTGGATAGAAATATGGACGGATGGCGAACAAAGGCAGTACGTTCACAGCTTGCAACTGGAGACGCTGGCCTTTTATTTTACTATGACTACAAAGGGCGTATAAAATGTCGGCTTATCAGCTATGAGGATGGTTACGTCATCATATCACACAATGATAGCAATGGAGACAGGCTAATAGAAAGTGTCTATTATGAAGATGAAAACGGTATTAAGTATATTGATAGCTATGATGATACTTATATGTATCGAATGCATACCGCTAAAAATGGTGAAGAAGCCGGAGAGGATGGATTTGTAAGGGAACTTCCTATATTACACGGCTTCAGTGAAATACCTTTATGTACTAAACGTGGAAATGTTGCTTGGAACAACGGTCAAAGCCTTATTGAGATATACGAAATTATATACAACATCTTCTTTGTTATTCAGAAACGCAACGGTTGGGGTATCTTGTATATCAAGGGAAACTTGTCCGAAACTACAAAGAAGCTTGCTGGAAATATTATCCTGCAAGACAAGTCAATGGATGGAAACGGAAGCGCAGAGTTTAAAACACCTCCTAGCCCGCAAGGTATGATTGACAGTCTACAAGACTTGTTTGAAAAGATACAAATAAATACTTCATGTACATTCCTTTTGCCAAAGGATGTCAAGTCTAGCGGTGATATTAGTGGATTGGCTATCACTTTAACGCGTGATTTAGATTTAAAAAATGCACAGAAAGGTATTATCGAATGGCAGAATTTTGCCGATAAGATGATGCGTTTGTTCAAGGAAGGATTAGCTAAGGAATTGGTAAACAATGGAGAAAATATAAAGGCTGTTACAGAGTTCGCCAAGCTCCGTGTAAGCTGCAAATTCAAGATATGGCAACCGTTTAGTGCAACGGAGTATAATAATATGCTTATCTCAATGAAACAAGCTGGCATTCTTTCTTCAAAGACAGCTATTGAAAAAAATACTGAAAGCACACCAGATGAAGAGCAGAGAGTAGTAAAAGAAAAGAATGAGACGGAAGGACGTATAAATAAACAAAAAGAAACAGTAGAACAGATAGATGTTGTAAAAGAGTAATATGGAGAAGCAGAGCCTATACATATACAAGTTGGATGCGCATGGAAACAAGGTGAAGTTTCCTAACGACACCATGCCTGCAAAGTTGGGTGAATACACCTATACCGCACAGCGTATGGCTGGCACTCCTACCCTAACCGCTACGCTTAACTACCCGACTTGCTTGGACGAAGAATGGAGCGGAGAAGAGTTTGTAGAGTTCAGAGGTGAAAGATACTATGTAGGTCAAGTGCCGACTTCTTCAAAGGATAACAAGAGCATCATGTACAAGCACGAACTGCAATTCGTTTCGGAACGTATCGTGCTTGAAAACGTGTACTTCTTGGACGTTGTAACGGATGGTGCAGACACTTATCACTCCAATTCTACAACCGTGAAGTTCATGGGCGACATAAACGAGTTTGTTTCTCGTCTGAACGCTTCCATGACAAAATCGGGAATAGGCTATTCGGTAGTGATTGACGAAGATATTACTTCCGAAAGCAAACTTGTGTCGCTCGATAACGTGTACCTTGCCGAGGCGTTGCAGTCCATATACACCATATACGACCTACCTTATTACTTTGTAGGAAAGGTTTGCCATATCGGATATACTGAAAATGTAATATCCACTCCGTTTGAATACAGAAAAGGGCTTATATCTATTAAGAAAACCAACGCCAATTACAAGATAGTAAATCGTGTTACAGGATTGGGAAGTACGGAGAATATTCCTTTCTACTACCCAAATGACGATGCGACAGGAACGATAGAACGTAGCCAAAACCTAATGCCTTCCATTTACAGGGAAACAGGAGGTGCAGAAAGGTTTTATAATGCTTTGAACGATACCTATAAGATACCAGAAACAAATGATTATTATACGTTTAAGAATACCTATTCCAAAAATAAGGTAAAGGAGATTAAAGTTGATTTCAGCGATATTAAACCGACTATTGAAGGCGTTACAAATGCTTCGGGTCAGTTGTTCGGTGAGATTGCGGGCATTGCTTTTGATGCAAATGACAGTGATGAATTGGGCACTGGAGAAGGTAATAACGTGTTCAACGGTACGGACGAATATGTACACTCTTATTTCTATATTAAGCTGCACGTCTATAACGGTCAATACGGTTTTAATCTTTTTGAGCAAGGCTTGGAAGGTGGTATGGCAGTTATCAACATGACTACTGGTAATTGTGCCGCTTGCGAGTTTGAGATTGGAGTTACTTACAATGATAGTGAACCTAACAGAGCATTTAACCCCGTATTGGTCGATGCGAACGGCAATCTTCCAGCAGGCGACTTTGAACAGAAGGTTACTTCGCAAACCTCACAATATGTAGAACGTCAGCAGAACACTTCGACTAATGAGGTATGGATTGCCGTAAAGAAAGATAACACTTCTTTTGGTGTGGTAATGCCGAATGCGACAAACAACTATCGTCCGCAAATAGGTGACAAGTTTGTGATTACTGGCATAAAAATGCCTAAATCGCTTGTAATTGCGGCAGAAAACAGACTGGAAGAAGCGTTAATCAAGTATATGTCTGAAAACAACGATGAAAAGTTTTCATTTTCATTGAATTTCTCACGTGTCTTCCTTTCGGATAATAGTAGCATTGCGGCAATACTGAACGAGAACGCACGTATGTACATAAAGTACAATGACAAAGAGTACCTTATGTATGTCAACTCATTCACTTGCAAGGCTGACAAGAATTGCTTGTATGACATATCCGTAGAGCTTACAGATAAGCTGTCTGCAAACGTATCCTCATTACGAAGCACCATTACAGAAATTGCTGGGAATATTATAGGAAGTACGTTAGGAGGAAACAATATTTCAACGACTGATATTTTAGCAAAAGTTTCTCGATATTTTCTCAGCAAAACACATGACGACCGCACCCCCTACAAGTTATCCTCCGACACCGCCTTTGAAATAGGTCAGTTTGTCAGTGGAAGTACAGGAGGTATCATCATGGTTGACAAGGAGACAGGCCAGGTTTATGCGGAGGTAGACAAGCTGAGAGTCCGCATGAAAGCCTATTTCGAATCACTGGAGATACAGAATGTCAATTCCGTGGGTGGAAAGATTATGCTCACCCCCGGAGGAGCGGTGACACTGATTGACGTGTGGACCAAAGGATATATTGAATCGACATATAGCATGACGCTTGCCGATGGAACACCCATCATGCTTGCTGATGGCAACGAGCTGATACTATCAGAGCGAGAACCGGTGGAGAATGGTGTGCCTGACGGTGTGTACCGCTGTTGGTTTCTTGCCGAGCAGGATGGCGTGGAAGTGGAGAACAGATTCCGGGCAGGTTTCCAAATTCAGAGCAAGAACTTCAACATCAAGAAGCCGGGAGAATACCAACAGGTGGCGAACCATTATTATTGGCGTTTGTGCGTGGGTGCCAGCAGAGAGCCTCTTGAGATAGGCATCTACAAGTTGCACTATATCGACCTGAGCATGGCCGACTGTGATACTGGTAGTGACATTCCGGCAAAAGGTGACACCGTAGCACACTTAGGAGCACGTACCAAGTGGAAGGGCATTGACGGTAATGACGTGACGGATGAGAGCAATATTGACGCACAGAATGCGGTAATCATGTCTTCTACGGATGTGTTCAGCCCAAGCGTCACTCTCTATCATGGCATAGACTCCTATTCCTATTTGAATAAGGAATATGTTGAGTATGGCGTGGACAAGATTAATAATAAGGCATTCTTCCATGTGTATGGTGATGCATATGTCGGAGACCGTGACGGCAAGAGCTATGTGAAATTCACCCAAGGCGAGGGTGTGGAGATAAAGGGCAAGCTCTCTGTGGGCACCACTATCGGTAACGGTGATACCATTGAAGACGCGCTCAAGAAAGCTTCCGAGAAGTACAAGGAGGACTTGGACCCTTTGAAAGACTACATCAACAAGGAGTTGGACAATATTCAGAATCAGGTGGACGGTGCGATAGAGACATGGTTTTATGAGCCTGAACCTACCCTTGAGAATCTCCCTGCATCCGACTGGACCACCGATGATTTGAAAAACAACCACCTTGGTGACTTGTATTACAGTAAGGAGGGAAAGGCATACAGATTCCAATACGAACAAGGAAAGGGATGGTATTGGAATGCCATTACCGATACGGATATCATCAAGGCTTTGGAAAATGCCCAAAAAGCACAGGACACCGCAGACGGCAAAAGACGTATCTTTGTCCGCCAGCCGCAGAACTCCGATGCATACGACATAGGCGATATGTGGGTTAACGCCACTTATGGAACGACCTACAAGGACGATATGCTTAGGGCGAACACCGCGAAAAAAGCAGGTGAAGCGTTCAGCATCTCCCATTGGGAGCTTGCGTCCAAATACACCGATGACACGGTGGCGAAAGAGGCACAGAAAATAGCCGAAGAAACAAAGAAAGCGGCTGAAAAGCTGGATGAGACAGTAGGTTCCATGAAGGACTTTACTGACGAAGCGTTCAAGGATGGTATCGTAGACAGAGGTGAGGCGGCAGCCATTCAGAAGTACTTAAACACTATAGCCACAACCCAAAAGGATGTAACGGAGTCCTATAGCAAGATTATAGAGAACGAGCTTCTTGATGAAGGCGTGGTAAAAACAGAGTTGGAAACGGCATACCGGATTTTCAACAATTCGGCACAAGAACTGATTAACACCATTAACGGTGTCATTCAGGACGGCAAGACCACCGCTACAGAAGTGGCTATGGTGGACGGAAAGTATTCCGCATTCAACCTGAAATATGGTGACTTTATCGCCCATATCAATGCCGCCAATAATTATATACAGGAAAAGTTGAACGCTTCCATCAAGGAGATTTCAAAGAATATAGGGGATATATCTTACTTGACAAAAGCACTGAAGGAATACACCAATATTGAAGGAGGTCTTATCCAATCCTCATTGTTGGCTTTGGGATACACCTCTGACAGCGGATTCAAGATAATGAGCGGCACGAACGGTGTATACCAGTCCGACAAGCGCGGAGGAGGTATTGCATCTTGGTGGGGAGGCTCCATGCTTGATAAATTTGATTATCCAGAAAACGGTGCTCCCGAAAATGCCGCCAAGGGGCTTGTCCGTTTTGACGGTACAGGGTATTTTGCCAACGGTGCCCTATGGTGGGAAGAAGACGGAACACTTCACGCAGACCCATTGTCTTTCTTTGTCGGAGAGGAGACAGTAGGCGTGTTGTTGTCGGCATTTAAATTCCTCCGGTCTGCAGAGTTTAAATATATACTTGAACCGCAATATCCGTTCACCGATATAAAGGCCATCAATTCTGTTAAAATAGGCAACGCATTGTTGAAGTATGACGCGACCAACAATGCCGTATATGTGGAGAAGGAAGACGGCACTATGGCTAACTTCTACGCTACCGGCGAAGTATCCGCATTCGGTTCGACATCAGGCGGTTCAAGCGGTGCCACCTCATTGCGTATGCTTGACGATGTAGACCTTACTGTTCCTTTGTCTGACGGTATGGTATTGACCTATGATTCGATTAAAAGCAAGTGGACCAATAAGAAAGGTGGTGGTCTTGATATAAGTGCTATGTGGGCAGAGCTTTCCAAGTCCGACACATCCAAGACGATTCATTTCTCCCATATACCTGATTTGAGCAGTGTGTATGCCAAACAGGTTAAGTTGGGAACGGTTGCTTATAGTGTAGCTAGTGGTGTGATATCGCTTCCCGCCTATCCGACGATACCGACCGCACTAAAGAATCCCTACGGACTAACTATAAGTCTTAACGGTACTTCGCAAGGTTCTTACGATGGAAGCGCTTCAAAGAGCATCAATATCACGGCTTCGAGCATCGGTGCCGCAATGTCTTCGGACTTGTCTAGATACGTCCTGAAAGCGGGTGATACGGTAACAGGGAATCTTACGATAAACGGAACGACAACGACTAATAATATAGTCCTTAATAAGGCTGGTAATTATGGTAATAAGATAAACTTCGGTGACGGTGATTATGTATATCTGAAAGAAGTGACTGATGATGCATTGACTATATACGGAAGCAAGGGTATATATCTTAACGGTTCAGGCTTTGGGTATAGTTTTGGCTCAGATGGTTTGGTTCCGACATCCGGAAACAAGAATCTTGGAGGAGGTTGGAATAGTAACATGTGGAGCGCGGTTTGGGCGAGTAAGATAGGGTGCAATATAATCGGTAACAACCCCGATGATGCTCATGATGGCGGAAGTCCTTGGTATGGAATTAAATTCAATGGCGGTGCAAGCGGAATGGATATATCAGGGTACTATGGGATTGGGTTTTATACCAATTCGGGCAGAATGATTAATATAACGAGCAACACTGCTATTGTAAGGGCTGCACTGGAAGGCGATATGAGTTGTGATTCCTCCATTTACATATCGGACAGAATCGTGTCTAACAGGGCAGACCATTGGGCCTTTTCCGGCGGGAATTTTTTTAATGCTGACAGGGCGTGTTTTGTTGCAGGTAGTATGGTTTATAACAACAGGAGGCATGGGCGTACAATTTTATATTGGAAGGACACTATAGATGGAGAAGGATGGCAGACGCACTATGCTATAGGGACATATAGACCTCCGTCAGGATGGGGCTCCATGATTCTCGGTGTGTCAAACAATGATTATGGTGATTCAAGCGGTTGCATGCTTACCATGGATGGAAATGGAATTGCAACATTCGATTGTAATCTGGTATCAGAAAAAGAGATTACCGCCTATTCGGACATCCGATTGAAATCAAACATAATGACACTAAGAAACAGGGGATTTGTAACCCCCAAGACCTACATCAAGGACGGAAAGGAAAGCATCGGATTCATAGCTCAGGAACTTCGGGAGTTATACCCTGAGCTCGTCACCGAAACTAATACGCCTGAGAAATATCTTTCGGTCAATTACGCCCAATATACGGCAGTATTGCAGGCTCAGATTATCGAGCTTTACGAAGAGATTAAAAACTTGAAAGACAAATTTATAAATTAAAGGCTATGGTTACATTATTGGTTATTTCGATTGTTTTGTTTGTATCCTATATCGGATACGCGATTGGTAAGAACGGTGTCCCTGCAAGCATCAGCGACACTTATTATCAGTTCGGCAAGAAAGGTTGGCTGTTCACCGTATTCTGCCTTGCCGAATCATCCCTGTTGATTGCCTCGTTCATTGAAGCTAGCAGGGAAGAGTACCAGTTCTTAGCGTTTATATCAAGCGCTGCCTTGGCGTTCGTTGGAGCAGCCCCATTGTTCAAGGAGGACTTTAACCGGAACATCCACTATGTGAGTGCGGGAATATGTGCCCTTGCCTCCCTTACATGGCAGGTGCTGATGGGTATGTGGTACATTCCTCTTATAACCTTCATTGGCGGTGTAATCGTGTTGGCATGCCTTAAGTTCAGGAAGCCTATGTTTTGGATGGAGATGTGTGCCTTTATCTCAACTTTCATAACCCTGTTACTACTCTATTAAGATGGCAAATTCAAATAACATAATTACATCCCCTGTTAATCTGAAAAGCGATGTGGCCTCTGTACTTGGAGCCGGACTACTGCATATAAGTTTGCTGTGTACGCATATCAAGATTAACATGTGGTCCAGATGTAAGCCTGTGCATATAACATCCGCATCACCCGACAGAAGCATGCCTGCTGACGGAGAAGGAGCATGGTGGAAGGGAACGATGAATAATTGTGGAATCAAGGCTCCTCCTGTGGCGTCCTATGAAGAGATTCCGGGATTATATACAGCCAATAAGATGAACGGATATATATACGAGAAGCCTTGGGGAGGAAGTAACAGCCCATACAGACTGGCTGATTTCCTGCTGTATAAACATGATGCGCTACCACCGTTTCACAGCTTTCACTGCGATTCAAAAGCATCTCAGTACAGTTCCATATCATGTTCTGTCGTGACTAATATTACGACAGCAGATAAATCGGGTCCCGGTTCGGTAGCATTGTCTGACATAGATTTTGGGACTAATCTCTCAACATGGTGGTTTGGCGCTATGCTGGTCGACTCATCCAACAGAATCATCAGGAAGTTGGCCAATGTAAGGGCGGGAATGCCGTTGGAAATACCCGCGAGCGGTCTGACATTAGGGCAATACTACGATGTATATCCGTTCTTGTGTATGAATAAGATTAATAGTATCTATGACTTGGATTCGGTCAACTTATTTTTGCCGGTGATGAACTGCTCTCCCGGAAGAGTGAAGTATGTATCAGAAGAGGAAGCGGGAGGGCTGACAATCATGCTGACTGCCGAATATGTAACCAATTCGATGACAGGATTGAACACCGCGGTTAAATGGAAACTTAAACTTACCTCCACCACCGGAAACAAGACGCTGAGAAATAATTGGATTACACTACGCCGCATAGTATCGGATGAAGATAATGGAAGGCAGCAATTACAGAATTTCGACCTCGTTCAAAACAATACGGTTGAAGTCTTTGGAACCTTTGATTTGCTCGACTACCTTAGTGAATACTATGTGTATCTGCAACTCGACTCGAATAAGTATACCAAGAAGGCTTACCCATTCCAGCCGATGCCTAATCCGGACCAACCGGGGACTATAACTTAAAATACTAATCATTAAAATTAAAGATATGGAACTAATTAGAAAAAAAGAAAGCATTACTAGAGTTTACGAGAATGGCGAAGCCAATAACACGGTAAATGATATCCAATACATCATATTGGATGGAGACGCTTATGTCGGAACGGCTTCTATCGTGCCTACCGGATTCAGTATGACAGTAGGTATGAAAGGCAGCATCGAAGATACGGAGAACATGCTTAGAAGCATACTGTCATCTATCCCCAAGGAAGGAGGCGCAAAATGAAAATCAACGAAATCATCAGACGCATGAGTTTTTTACAGCTCGTACCTCTGAAATCGGACGAAGGCACTCCCCTTGCCAACAAAACCAAGGTGAAGATAATCCTGAACCTTGTTGCCTACGAGAAGGCGGTAGATGACTTTAACAAGGATATGCAGGGAATCTATTCCAAGCTAAAGCCCGAAGGATACGATGAGCATGCCTTTGCCCGCGTAAACGAACTGGAGAAGAAGAAGGATATCACCGAAGACGAAAAAAAAGAGCTTGAGTCAATCAAGCAGAGCGAAGAATATCTCTCTTTTGCCGAGGCGAAAAAGACGTTGCTGAAAGAGTATGAGGAAGCAAGGGCAAGTGCCGCAGAAGGCAATGACTACAATGTCAGTGAGAGGGCGTTTACAGACGAAGATTTGGTTTCCATTGCAGACGTCATCCCCTCTGACAAGGAGTTTTCGATAGGACGTAACGAAAGCGGTGAAATCAAGGTAAACGGTATTACCGTATTGGCGGAGATTGGAAGAATATTTATAACATAAAATAAATAGTTATGGCTGGAAAAACGATTAACGAACTGGCTGAAAGAACAGCACTGAATGGAAATGAGAATATTCCTTATCAGGAAGGGAACTCAAATGGAAGGATAAACCCGAATACGCTAAAAAAATATATAGCTCCTGATTTATCCCCTTATCAGAAGACTGCGGATGCCGACAAGAAGTATGTGGCCAAAGAAACAGGCAAGCGACTGATGACCGATGCGGAAGGTACGAAGCTGGCAGAGCTTAGTAATTACGATGATTCCGCGGTTAAGAAACAAATTTCCGATGAGGTATCCAGAGCGAAGACTGCCGAACAGAACAACGCAAGAGCTATCGAGTCCAACACAGCCGCCATCACCGTCAATGCGGAAGCCATTGAGACCTTGGCACGAGAATTGGAAGCCTTGGGAGCATGTGGATTCGCACGAGTCAACGGTAGTGCAGACCCTGATGCGCAGGTAAGCTTCGGCGATACCGCCAGACTTCGCGCATTGGCATCACACCTTCACTTGGGAGCGGTGAAAGATGGCAAGCTGGTCAAGCAATGCGCACCCGGAAGGCTGACAGCGTCCGTAGACGGAAAAGAAATAGCCATTGACGGTACGGATGGTGACATCATGAATTTTACCGACTGTGACCTGTATTATCTGAAAGCCACCATGCCCTACACACCGCAAGGAGGGACGGAAGCCGAATACAACATCGTGGCATTGTCATTACTGCCATTCGCCATCGGTGGAAGGCAGGCGAAACGCATCAGACCGTTCGGCATCGTTCCGGGGGAATGTGTCACCGCCAAACTGGAAGGAGATACGGCAAGCTGTGCACATTATGTGTACAACAAGAATGCCATAGGTACATACAATGCACCGATGAACATTTTCAAGCAGAGCTACAAGACAAGCGGTGGAGGCTACCCTACTCAATATGTATCGTCCATACAGTCAGTCAAGAACGCACAGGCGAAGAACGCGGATGGTTCCAACCGTCCGTACATGGGGATGTACTATGAGTTTTATGAAATCATAGTCTGTCTGATGAGCTTCGAGATAGGCACATGGGCACATACAAGATTAAACCTGTTTGGAGTGGGATGTACCACATTAGACAGTGTCAGTTCGTCTACATTCGTAGACGATGTAATTTCTGCGAATAGCGGATGGAAGGCAATCGTAGGTAGCGAGATAAGATATAGCACCCTGATGGGCGGTAATATGATTACTCCGGCAGGCTCAACGAGTAAAACCAATCTGATAGGTGGTGTGGCAGGCAGTTCGTGGTATGGATTCATGGAGATAATGGAAGCTCAACGATTACTGGACGGCATCAGCAAGGCAGGACTTGTATCGAAGATAGGAAGTATCGGGCATATATTCTCCTTCGATGCGGAAGGTGGCGTGACTTGCACTGAGGACGGTTCTGTCAATCTGTCCACCGGTGCAGGCATGGAAGTATGTAAACATTACTACGTGGTGAGAAATGTCCCGGGTTGTGCGGGAATGGCAGACGGAGTAATGACAGCTGTTGTAAACTCTTACACCAAAATGGAGTTCCAAGATGGTGTGACATGGACCGATGGCACGGCAATGAATGGCGGAATTGGCATTCTGAAACGCTCAATCCCTATATATAGAGGTTGGAACTTGCCGTTAGCAGGACTATTCAGACAGATGGATGGAGCCTACTATATAGTCAGGAAGGATTCAGCTGGTAATAACCTTCCGGTTCAGTTCCGTTGCGCCTCTGATGTTAGCCGTGTCCCTGTACGCACTACTTACACCTATCGTGTTCCTGATAATGAAGAGTGTGATATGGAGATAGGATTGGATTTAAAGAAAGAATATCCGGGGATTAATCTTCCTGTGGCTAATGAATCATGGTTCAAGAAGTCAGACTATAACTTCTCGTTATTCTGCGCAGAAACAACAGGAGGAGGTTCAAGAAGTTACGAGAATGCCTACCTATGGTTATACATTAACAATGATGTATCTGCCGGTGAGCGTTGTCTTCACGGCTCTGTTGTCGGTTGCAGTGCGTTTTCTGGCAATGCTTCTGCTCGGACTGCGGTTTGCGTTGATCGGGCTGGCACTAGCGCTGACTTTTACGCTGGGGCTTTCGCTGTCCCTTATATCGGAACCAATCAGAGCAATGCAATGGCATAGCACGGCTTAGTGATGAAGCAATGGCTTAAGCTTGTCGTGGTGCGGCTTAGCACCACGGCATCGCCAACAAAAAAGAATAAACTAAAATAAAAAAATAACCAATCTCAAATGTTTGCAACAAAATCCAACGGACTGAATCATTATGATGAACTGCCTCGCCCTAATTATGGCGGGTACGGCGGTTCGTTGGTTGCGCCTTCTGATGAAACCTGCACACGGAATTGTCCCGACCCAAGCAGTATGCCGGTGGAGCTGATAGGCAAGAGCGTGGGCATGGGATACGGCTCTGTTGTCGGTTGCAATGCGAATACTGGCAATGCTTCTGCTCGGACTGCGAATTGCAATAATCGGGCTGACAATAGCAATGACAATTACGCTGGGGCTTTCGCTGTCGCTGACGGTATATCATTCGGGACAATCCATGCAACGCGTGCATCACGCACAAAGATAACGGACAAGCATGCCGCCACAGGTGGGTATGCGCAATGTGATTACGGATTGCTACCTTACTGGGGCGATAACGCGGAAAGCAATGCAGAAGCTACCGAGAGGGATGCTGAAAGTATATGGGCCAAATTAGAGAAGGCAAATAGCAAGAGAAAGTTGAAAAACTTGAAGGGGTTCTTCTTGAATCGGGAAATCGTGGAATACGGATTCGACCGGTGTATGAGGAACGCTTCTCCTTCTCCGGAGATAGAGTATTACAAGAATCACAGGGAGGAAACCATCGTAAGGATACTCAAGGAGTTGAAGGAAGAGGATTACAAGCCTTCCGGACTAATTCACAGGGCTATAAAGAAACGTAACAAAACCGACAAACAGAGATATGCAGACATCTATGTTGTATATGACAGAATCATTCAGAATGTCATTCTTACAATAGTGGAGAAAAAGTTCAGAAACATGTTTATCCGCAACATATACAGCGGCATAAGAGGGCGTTCGCTACTAAGTAATGACAAGAGATACTGCATGGTTAACATCATACGGCATTGGGTCAGTACGCATCCTGATAAATGGGTAGGATTGACAGATATCAGGAAATTCTATGAGTCTTTGGGCGTAAGAATAGCATTGGGTGTAATGTTCAAGACGATAGTATGCCCATTTACGCGCAGATTACTGCTTTCGGTTTTCTCCAAAACAGCAACCGTTCCGATTGGCGGCCCGATGAGTCAGTTGATGGCAATGCTCACCCTTCTTGAGTGCGACCGCATGATATTGGAGAGATGGGATGTGTTCTTGTGTTGTTTTGGTGATAACCGCTTGGTAGGCGGGAACAAGAAGGATATTCAGGATATTATCAGTTTTCAAAAATCATATTATGCGGGCCGGTATAATCTCGAATTGAAAGGTGATTACTCCATACGCAAGGTAAGGGATGGGTTCCGTTTCTGTAAGTACGACTACAAGGACAGTTTCGTCCACGTAAGAAGCGAGGTAAAAAGAAGGGCTATTCGTTCCTATCGGAGAGGGAAACAGCATTATGCCGGGCATAAGGGATTGCTGTTAAAGACAGACAGCAAGCATTTGAGACATCTAATAGAAAATGAGAATATGGAGCTAAGGAATAGTAGAGGAATGAAAGTTCCTGATATGATGGGCGACAAGAGAAAATTCCACAACTTCGCTGATGATACAGAGATATGGATTATATCCTTTCGCCGGCAAAACACCGATAAGGAAAGCGGGTATTTCTATTGGGTACAGTTTATCACCATTGACAAGGATGGGAAGAAGCATCTCTATAAATCAAGTGAAGGAAGTGAAGAGATTAAAGGGTTCTTCCACTTGGTGGAAAAAGGTGAAGAAACGCTCCCAAAGAAGGTCAAGATTCGCAAGGATGGTACGAGGTGCTACTTTGACGGTTACCATACCAGCAATGAGGAAGCTTGCAATCTGATTTGCGAACAATTTGGAATAGAATGAACTTAAAGTAAATAATTATGAAAACGGAAAGAAATGAATTTGACGTTCGTATGCCTCTTGTAAGCTATTCAGGAGGAAGAGCATTGGTATGCGTCAACGAGCAGACGGTTACTTATCCTGAGATGGAAGGCACCGAAGAGAAGACAGTTTATGTATATGATACATTATGGGTGGAATGCGATGCTGACACCGAAGAGTCAGTAAGAAAGTCACTGGCATTGGAGCTGGAGAACCGTATCAAAGAGTATGATGTTTCCGACAATGTCAACTCATTTAGCCTTGGAGGGAAGCGGATGTGGCTGAGTAAGGACACTCGTGTTGGCCTAATGAATAGCATTAATATCGAGAAGGATGCAGGCAAGGCCGATACGGTTCTATGGTTTGGCGGCTTGTGCTACACAATCCCGATAGATTCCGCATTGCAGATGCTCTCTTCGTTGGAGTTGTATGCATTGGCATGTTATAATGTCACGCAGCAGCATCTTTCTGCCATATCCAATATCAACACGATTGAAGGATTGGTCGGTTATGACTATACCATTGGATATCCGGAGAGGTTGGCTTTTGATATTTAGTTTAAAAATCCCTGCTCACCTTCGCAGGTCGGCAGGGGAAACACATTATAGTATTAATCTTAAAAACAGACAAGATGAGAGATGTTATCTACAACTTTATCCACGACCACATGATGATACACATTGTGTTGATTGCCTTATGTATTGCCGCTACTATCGGAGCCATGTTCATAGACTTAATAACCGGAGTGATGAAGGCTAAGCAGAGAGGCGAAGCAAGGACATCGACAGGTTATAAGAAAACCGCTGTAAAGGCGAAGAAGTACTTCACGCCATTTATCGAATTGTGCTTTATCGATCTGTTGTGCTGTATCGTTATCCCCTTTCCGGTATTCTCCATGATATGGACCGGGTACTGCATTTTTTGCGAGTTTAAATCTGTGAGGGAAAAATCGTGGGAAAAAGCGGAATTGCGCAAGGCTGAGAAGACAATGAGTGTGATTATCGAGAATAAAGAAGACATTGCGAAATTGGCAGCTCAGATACTGTTTGAGTCAAAGAAGGAGGAAAAGAAATGAAGTACTTTACAATTGCCGAGTTATGCCGGAGCAATACGGCTGACCGTATGGGAATTAACAACAGATGCAGACAACAGCATGTAACCGCTCTGACTGCACTAGTGGATAACGTGCTTGACCCATTGCGCACATGGTGGGGTAAACCTATAACAGTGAACAGTGGATATCGCTGTCCGGAACTTAATGCGGCTGTCAAGGGAAGCAAAACCTCTCAGCACATGAGCGGTGAAGCTGCAGACATTGATACCGGGGACAGACAGCAGAATAAATTGCTGTTTGAGTATATCCGCAAGAGTCTGCCCTATGACCAATTGATTTGGGAACATGGTGGAGATTGGGTGCATGTAAGTTACAGAGCAGATGGTAAGAATCGGAATCAGGTATTAAGTTTATAAATATACAATTATGGCATTAAATGATATTACAAACAGTTTTGAGACGGTAGGGAGCTATAAGGAATATAAGTTTCAACCGGCAGAGCAATTCATTGGCGTACAATTATCTTTTGAGGAAGAAGGAGTGGCGAAAGTCGTAATATATCAGAGTCTGGACGGTGAGAGTTGGGTGCCGTTTGAGATTGATTACGGTGTCGGTAAGACATATCAGAAGAACATCGAAGGCATCCTTGCCAGTCAATATATCAAGATACAGTGCAACTTGCCTCCTGTCAAGGCGTTAATTTTGGAATGATATGGTTAAACCGAACACTATCAATTTGAATTCGGTGCGTCTGAATACGGTCGCACTGAATCACATCGGAGGATACCCGAACGGATGGTCGTATGAGAGGAACGATGAAGACGGCATTATGCTGGCAAATGGAACCAAACTGTTGTTGGCAGACAGACAACCTATCTTATTATCATCAGGATTGAAATTCGTAAGACAAGTCAGGAGTAAATCATTTTAATATCATTTACATTAATATGAGAACTATAATTTATCCTATCATTTTGCTGACGTTAGCAATATGTTCTTCATGCCGGAGCATAAAGTATGTGCCGGTAGAGACCGTTCGTATGGACAGCATATACTTCACCCTCCATGAGCGTGATTCCGTGCATATCCACGACTCTGTTTATGTAAGAGAGCAGGGAGATACGGTATTTGTCAATAAGTGGCATACGGTCTACCGTGACAGGACGACTCGCGATACAACGTATATAGAGAGGGAGAAAAAGGTAGGGGTCCCCTACCCTGTAGAGAAAGAGCTTACATGGTGGCAGAAGGCGAAGATAGAGTTTGGAGAGTTTTCGGTAGGTATTATCTTTGTATTGTCAATCGTAGTTATTTGGCTGATAAAAAAGAAGGGAGGTGTAAAATGAATTAGTAATAATCAACGCTACGAGTAGAAGCGTAGCTATTAACTCATAACAAAAGCTATTCTTTCGGGGGCTAAGAATTAAAAAAAAAGCCCCCAACATTTCTCATATTAATATTGCCACATAAAAACATGATAAAGCATAAGACACCTTATGTTGGGGGCTAATATCTTCAACATAAATATCTTATGCTTTGTTCATCAAAATCTCATGTTTTATGCGGCGAGGCAAAGATAAACATAAAAATTAGAAAAAACTATGTGTAAGTCAGAAATCTTTGCCAAGATAATCAATATTGTTTCAAAAGAAACCGAAGTTCCTGTAGACCAAATATTATCCTCTGATAAAAACATGGAAACAGTGGATGCCCGGTATCTTCTTGTATCTCTTCTTTCCGAAAGCGGCATGTACCCTTCACAGATAGCTGTTCATGTCCACAAAACCAAACGTGCTGTTAACTACATGATATCCAACTTCCATGAGAGAATGAAAAGTGGGAAAATGTTGAGAATATATTGGGATAACATAAAGAAACTGTTGGGAAACAACTGATTTACCATGAGCCGTGGAATATGTACTTTTGCGTACGGTCAACTAGTGACCGGATATCAAAATACAAATACTTATGGAACGAACTTATGTTTTTAATCAAGACGGTGGAGGTGGTGCAAACAATGGCTTGCTTGCATCCATTCTTCCATCATTGCAGAACCGTGGCATTGACACTGGTTATCTGATGGGGCTTATGGGAGGAAACGGTAATGGCGGTTTCTTCGGTAACAACGGTGGTTTTCAGGATATCATCGCATTGATTGTGATTGCAGCCATCTTCGGTAACGGAAATTTCGGTTTCGGCGGCAACAACAATAAGGGTGCTGATGAAGGAAGAGAAATGATTATGCAGACGCTTAATCGTAATGGCGTAGACATTGCATCTCTCGCTCAGTCATTGAATACTTCATCTGACCAAATCCTTGCCGGTATTAACTCTGTATCACAGGCAATCTGTGGTCTTGGCAACCAAATGGGTCAGAACACTAACAGCATCCTGACTGCAATCATGCAGGGTAACAATGCTCTGACATCCCAAATCTGTAGCTGTTGCTGCGACATGAAGCAACTTGTGACTACCCAAGGCTACGAAAGTCAGCTTGCCATGTGTAACCAGACTAACACGCTTGTAAATGCAGCTAACCAAAACACCTTGTCATTACGTGACGGTGCAACTGCAAACACGAACGCTATCCTTGCCAAACTTGACGCAATTCAGAACCAGGCATTGCAGGACAAGATTGCATCTCTTACTGCGGAGAAGGCCACATTGACGGCTGAAATCTCCCAACGTAATCAGAATGCCACTATCCTGAACTCGGTAGGCCAGCAGATTGCTCCTTTGGCGGCTGGATTGCAGGCATTACAGAGCGATGTTGATGGAATCAAATGTAAATTACCCAACACTGTTCCAGTGCAATACCCAAATATTGTTGGTGTAAATCTTGACACATATCGTGCTGCCGCATTTGGAGCTTATGCGGGTGATGCTGCATATGGTCGTAGCGGTTACGGATGCGGTTGCAATAACTACTGGGGTTAATTCCGGTAAGAAAGGAGGTAATTATGTGGCCTAACTTTTTTACAGGTTTTCCGTTCCCTTCAATTGGAAGAGCGAACTTAAATACTCTTCCTACGGTGGCTGTAACGGTCGGTACCGAGAATGTGACTTTGGAGCTTCCTAACCATGCGTTCCGAAACAGGGATTATGTCGGAGGGTTCTATGTCAATCTTCGTCAGGCTATACCGGCAGGGACGACAACAACTCTCCCGATATTGATAGGGACTAACGGAGACACAAGACCGTTGATGGCTTATAACAATGAGCCTGTGACGGTTGCAAATATTGCCGGAACCGGTATCTATGAGATTCACTATAACAAGTACACCAACGAATTGTATCTTGTTAATGGCGGATACAGACCGACATCGGCTCCAGCCCCTACAGTGGAAGCGGCTTCTTTGAGAAGCAAACAGTAATTAACATGGAGTCTTGTGGTGGTTTCCAAAATGGGAATAGCCACACTCCTTTAAAATCAAACAATCATGTTTCAGAACTTACGAGCTAACAGTACATTATATCTTCTTCACAGAGGTGCCAATCCTAGTTTGGAATGTGGGCAGGTCGTTAATATGAGTCCTATAAAGACCATATATAAGACCGTTCCTAACATGCCTTATCCTCAACCGGTTCAAGTAATTGATTTTGTCGTTAATATAAACGGACAGAATGTCAATATACAAGAGATACCGGCTAATGCCAACATCGCCGATGATGTCAAGACAGGCATGCTGATTACAGGGTCAAGAGACGAGATGAATACCGAGGTCCTTACTATGAAGCAGAAAAGTGAGGATGTTCTAAAAAGCGTAGAATATCATCAGAACTTTCTCAGGGTATGCGACCAGATGCTTGCCATGCTTAACCCTGAATTTGCAGCCAAGCAACAGCAAGAGCAGGAGATATCGGCATTAAAAGGACAAATGTCCAATATGGATAAGAATATGCAGGAAATGAGCCGGAATATGGCAGACCTCATTGCGCAGAATCAAAAGCTGATGGAACAGCTCGGAGTGGTTGAAACGTCTAAAAACAAGAAATGATTATGGGAATGTGGGAAATATTGGAAGAAGGTCGCGACGATTACGGACGCGGCTTCGGAATGAGAGGCAACGAGGTGGAAGAAGCCTATAGGGAAGGTTGCCGTCATGGTTATGAGAAAGCCATGAGAGAGATGCGCGGAGAGATGGGTTTCCGTGAAGGTGGAAGAAGCTATTCAAGCGGTGGAAGTTCTTCAGGGATGGATGAACGCAGATATCCCGGATACTTTCCTGAATATCCGCGTATGGATGAGATGGGCGAACGCAGACGCAGACGCGCTAACGGTGAATTCTATTAATAACGGAGGGGTGGAATGCCCCTCTTTTTAAATTAAGGTTATGGAACAAAGATTGGATACATACAGCAGATTCCCATCAGGCATGAGGGAATATTTGGAAGCATACGGATTTCATTTCAGCAAGAAACTTTATGAATGGGCCGTCTCAAAAATGAAAGTGAAAGACGAAACCACGGGTAAAGAAAAAAAGTTGGAGCCGTGGAGCAAAGACGAAGTGGACGATATGCTGAAAGCGAACGGAATTACCATCGAGCACGACAAGGGTTATGACGTTGCTTATGTCGCAAACATGCTGAAAGCGGATTTCTATAAAAAATCATTGGTTGACGAGGCACATTTGTGCAAGCATATAAAGTGCTACCTTGATGATATTGATGGCGATCCTTGCAGGGCGTTTGACGAGTTCTTTGCCACCTGTATAGGTAAAGGGATTCCTGTAATCTGGTCGGATGTGATATGATTGTTCAGGAGTTCTACATACCAAAATATGGGGACTGGCACGTCAAAGTGTATTATGCGGTACACACCTATTGGGCGGATCGGATCATTATGGACCTGTACCGTATAGGATGCAGGGGGGATTCCCTCAAGCGTGCGTATCGCAATCTGACTGAAGGCAGAATGAATACCGGTCTAACCTATTCGGACTACAGGAGAAGAGAAACAGTAATGGTTATCTCACTAACCTCCACTCCCGAAGAGTTTCAAAATTCGTGGGACCACGAAAAAGGTCATTTATGCCGGCACATCTCCAAGGCTTTCGGAATCGACCCTTATGGCGAGGAAGCGCAATATCTCAGCGGATATGTCGGTCAGAAAATGTTTCCTGTCGCCAAGAAATTCTTGTGCGAACATTGCAGAAAGGGACTGGAAAAATAATAATCGAATAGAAGCGTTCTTTGACTTGTTGGAGCCACCGCTTACACCTATTGTATTTCTTTGCAAAATATGATTATGAAATTTAAGCGGTAATTCCACACAAGACATTACCGCTTTTTTAATGTCTGAAACTAGTTATGAAAGAAGATAAGTTGAACATATTACTTGAACAGGCCGATGATGTTCCTCATTGGATGTTTTGCCAATTGCTAGCCATGATAGAATGGAACGTATAGAAAGGTTTATCTACAGACTGATACCCTTTGTCGTGTTGATAAGGGTTATATCGTTGTGCTCAAATCTTCATTAGCATTATGTCAGCTTTCATGTACCTATGACTATACCGCCATAGGCACCATATCTTTCCTTGAATTTTTCATCCATAACTATTTATATTCCTCCACTAATTTCCTAAACTCCATTTCCGCATCCACGGCTCTTTTCTTAGCTTCTTCCATTTTGGTAAACTCTTCTTCGGAGATAGTGTGGCATCCATCTAGCCATGAGCTATAATTACAGCTTGATATGCCCAAATATGAGCAACGCATGGTGTAGTCATACCACTTGATAAGCTCGTCCTCGTGAGGGTCTTCTTTCAATTCTGTAACAATAACGTCCATATTGAAAAAGTAATCGCCACAACATGCAATACCTCCTATATCCTCCGCTACCCAGCTTTCTTTTGCATCCTTATAGTCAAACTCGTGTTTGTCACAAAAGATTTTTAGCAACTTGTTACAGGCGTTGTAATACTCCTGCAACGTATCAGTTATCACTTGTTTGCTTGTATAATTACAATCCATATTCTTTCATTTTATTTCTTAACGTTGTGACGCTCACTCCTAACATCTTAGCCATTTTCGCTTGGGGCATCCCATCAGCGATGGCGGTTTGAATCTCTTCCTTGGAAATGTTGATTCTTGCCGCTTTCGCATGGTAATTGACATTCTCCCCATTCATTCTATCCAAGTACTTATGTTTGTATTCCTCATTGCATTTATCCTTCGTCACATAAATGACAGTAGTATTGTTTATTCGTAGAGGGTATTTCCTCTTCTCCTTACCAAGACACTTGTTTATTGCTTTGTCCAAATCATCCGAATTATTTGTAATGTCGGGTTTATGCCGTTTATCAGGATTATCTTTTTTTCTTTCATTTAACTCTCTATCTGTTGCTCTCATCTTATTATCTTTATTTTGTTATACCAGTGTGAAGAAAAAGGGAACCATCCAATTAAGAATGATTCCCCGAAAATGGTTACTTTATATAGTTTGCTCATGGTTATTTCTTTTTCAAATTAGACATCACACAACCAATCACTTCATAAATGAAAATAGCAAGAAAAATAGTTGTCCATGGATATTGGTTCACCAGTTCATAAAATTCTCTCATAGTTAATACAACTTTCCGTTTAACATTGGTCTTAATTCATTATATATCATCTTTTGATTAATATTTTTATACATATTTCCAAATATATCCATTACTATGTTTCCTTTTTCCATTGCAAACTACGCTTATTAATGAATCTTTTATTCCAAGTTCTCTAAATATCTGTTTGGAAGATTCCCATACTTTAATTAAAGTACCATCCAAAGAAAATTGCGCTACTCTTTTAGGAATGTGAGCTTTCTGATATATTAATACTTTTGAATCTATTACTTCTTTTGAGTAATTCTTTTCAAAACACCAAATATATCCATACATGGATGTTGTTCTCCCATAACAACATGAGCTAACATTTGAATGACGGAATCCTAATTGCCTTTCTATTTCACATAAAGAATCCCATCTTTTAATAAATTCCCCACATAATGAAAATTGGAAAACGGGTAGTGATTTAGAAGGTGAGTTTCTCCCACTCATCCCAACTCTAATGTTGTGGGTACCATGATTGCAATTTTCTTTAGCGGAGCACCATTCAAGATTTTCACATTTGTTGTTTAACTTGTTCTCATCAATATGATTTACTTGTGGTTTGCCTTTTGGATTTGGGATAAACGCTTTTGCAACTAATCTATGAATTTTTACTGTTTTCTTTAAATTAGGAGATCTTAAAGTTACGTATGGGTATCCTCTTTTCCCAGTTCTATATTTTAATATTTTTCCACAAAATGGCATATTTTTCCCATTCTTAGACAAAATAGTTCTATCCAAAGATTTTACTCTACCTAAGTTTGAAACTTTATAATGTCCTTCAAATCCTGAAACATCTTTCCATATTTCATATTCATTACTCAGCTCTTTATCGTGGAAACCGTGCTCACAGGCGGTCTTATAAGCACGATTTCGTAATTCGTTTAAGTTAATATGTTCCATAATCATATAAGTTTTAATGCTTCCAAAATACCAGCTTCCATGGCTTCTTCGTAGCTCTTATAATGCACCAAAGGTCTATCAGATAATCCTACTAAGTCATGGTTCGGAATAGTTAGTATATCATAATACCAATAATCTCCATACAAATAAGATATTTCGATATGCAGACCTTTTATTTCACGCAGCCACTTTTGGGCGATGGATTGGGGAGGTGCAGAAAACCTATCAGGTCTTGTATTGAAATTTTCGACTTCGTAACTTTCAAATAGTTCGAGGTCGCCTTCTACACATTCCGCTTCATAAAAAGTAAATACATCTTCCTTGAATCCTTTTTCTTTCAGAAGTTTAGCTGTTTCCAATGTTATAAATTCTTCGGTCATGGTTATTCTCCTTTCTTTAATATTGATTGTAATGGATTAAAGCTATCATTTACTCGTTGCGCTCCGTCTATAGTATCTACTATAGTTGTGTCTATACTACTCACAGCATCCGATATTTTATGAGAAGTGTTTGACATGTAAACAACAGTAAGAATATCTATCAACTGTTTTTTACTCAATCGCTGTAGCTTAGATTCTATTGAGTTTCTCATTTCTAAAACCACTCTATTTTCTTTCTCTCCGTCATCAGGGTGTACGTCTGTATAGTCAATAACCGAAAAATCAAACAAATCCGGAGAAAATACAGTTTCATACCCACCAACATTTTGAATGATGTTGATTTCCGCGTTTTTATCATCCACAAGCATTAATTCGTTTATTAATTCCTGTACAGTATTTATCTTTTTCATATTACCAATCTCATTTCTCTTTAATAATTTGAACAAGTTGGGTTGCTTATACAGACATCGCATTCGTGGCATAAGTTGCATGTCTTATTTTTATCTTTAATGCACGTTTTTAGAATTCTCACCTTTTCTACTTTTACTTTTCCACGGTTAGTAAAACCATAACAATTAAATATGTTGCATAACCACTCTCCACCTGAATCCTCTATTCTATCACACTGCTCGCGCAAAGAGCATGTTCTACATGTATCAGGAACAATGCTCTTTATCATTTCATGCAGCACTCCATCAATTATTATTCCGTTCTTTACTTCCATATCATATACAATTATCTATATAAGTTCCTTTGTCAACCATTCCATTTTCTGATTCTTCCACAAGCTCAAAAAATGTAAAAGCGTAACAAACGTGTTCTTCAATTTCTATACATATACCATCAGCTGGATAATATTCGCACGAAACTCTATCGCTCCAATCGATGTGTTTTAGAGCTTCTCTTGCTATCTTATCACAAGATGAAATGTAGTCTGAATATTTATTTTCAGCTATTTTTATCTTTCCTAACATCTTGTTATTATTCATATTTCAATCTCCTTTCTCTTTCATTCGTTGTAGCACATCTTTATTGGCTTCGAGGATTTCATCGAAGGAGGGGATGGGTAGCCAAAAGTCCTTTTCGTTTACAATTAAGTCGTTGCTTTGGTCATCGCCAATAGCCCAACAATCAGAACCGAAATTATACATTAAAGAGATAAAGCACTCATCACCACGAAGTACAATTACTTTCTTATTGTATTCCGGCAACCGTTCCTTAACGCTTATCCACGGAGATTGCTTTGACTGCCATTCCGCACCAGCGATAAATCCTTCTTTAAATTCATCTGCACCACATTCACAGCAATCGAATGCTGTGTTGTGTCCATTACAGTATATGCAATAGTTACGCTCTTCGCACGGATATTCTCCATTGCATTTATAATGTTTGTGAATGGCTTCTCTTGCCGCTTCTTCTACTGTCTGTTTCATAACTATTTAGTTATACTCTAACTATTATAAAAATATTCACTACACCTAAATCCCTTCCGTGGGATAAAGTCTTTAAATTCGCAACTTCTAAATATCCACTTCTTGTCAGCCCATGCAGCTAAATCCTTTTGCCATTGCGGTATGATCTGACGTGGATTATTCAAATCTCTATAAGGCTGACAATGCGGCAAAAATCTGCCTCCTTTATTCTTCCAATGATTGACTCGCTCGAATGATTCTTTAAAATCACTCAGCAGAATGCAGTAGAAAAAGTATTCTCCCTTATATCCATACTTATCAATCAAAGCAGTAGCACGCTCACATTCAGATATTTGCCCGGGTGTATCGCAACCAAACCGAATGCGTTTTATCCATTTTACCTTAGCGAGCAACCGGGCAATATCATCTGTAACTAAGCGGGCATCTAATCCCTGATTAAAGTCTACATATAATCCCATGGAGATAATTTTTTCAATTTGCAACAAACCGTAGTCCGATGCAAGTATGTTGTTATCCATAAGAATCACTTTTTTTCTTCCAGCAGACACCTCAGTAATATCCATATAAGGAGAGATGTTTCCCTCTTTAGCAGGCACAACACACCATTTACAACGATTAGGGCATCCCCTTGTCAAAAATCCATAAGCCAAATTTTTATCAATATTATACAGGGTGTAATCAGGGATCATTCTATCAATTTCCGGCAGAAGAACCTTTTTTATATCATACCCTGTACCACCTTTCTCTACTTTATCGGCATTGATATAGTAGCCGTAATCCGGCGTAAATGAAAACACCTTTGCCGAATAAACTTTATCGTACGAACACAACGGATTGTACCATTCTACATTATCACCTCTTTTTTTATGATAACCGCTTATCTTCATCAAGGCAAGATTAGGATAATTGCTATCAACTGATAATATTCCAATATTCATTTCTCTTTTGTTTAATAAACGAACTTCGCAGGGTGCAAATCTGTTTAACTCACGGATTCCCGCCGTGCCTGCCAGTTCGTTATAGTTTTAATCAACTTCTTTCAATTCTCCATCAACCAGCATATACCATGTGTCAGCCTTAACTTTCTTTCCGTCGACTACTACAGCCTTCCAATCGACAACATCATACGTTTCTTTGTCTTCTTCGGCTATAACCAAAATTGCTCCCATTCCGCCTCTTACCTTGACATTGCTACCTCTTACCACTGACAGGCCATTTAATCCGGATGAAGCCTTTCCTCTTGCAGTGGCAGCACCTCTATTACCAGCAGTGGCAGCACCGTAATTACCAGCAGTGGCAGCACCGTAATCACCAGCCGTGGCAGCACCGTAATTACCAGCCGTGGCAGCACCTCTATTACCAGCCGTGGCAGCACCG